AATGTAATAGGTTGAAACGAATCTCAAACTTTCTGTATCGGATTGAGATACCAAATAAATCATGTGGACCAATACCAAACAGAATGGATGGAAACCATTCAGTAGCAGGAAACTCATCCCATTGCACTACACAATCAATGAATGCAAACTTAGGATAGTTTGAGAGCACATGGAAATACCATTCGTGCCCATAATCTTCGTAGTAGACGTAATCAAAGAGTTTCATTTGTCTTTACCATTGAGAATCTTGTCAGCATCAGTGTGATAGAAATCCATTGGTTTATTCTTACCAAGCAACTGCAGCACATGACCTTCAAAGTCAGTAGAATCTGACTCGTAGATGACATGACCGAAGTTATTATCACTCTCGGTATAGTTACCAAGATAATCAGCAAAGGTTAGAAATACTGCCATAGCACGAGCTTTGTCATGCTCGGTGAGTGTTTTGTGTGGGTGTGCGATGATACACATAATGACATTGAATAGCTCAGCAAGCGTATAAGAAAACGCTGGTGCCTCTTCATTCAGTTTCAGCGGGTTGCTCGTCATTCCATTCCTCATAGCGTGTTTGGATTCTACCATCATTCAGAAAAATATTCAAGTGTCCTATGCTACCGTTTTCCAAATAGAATGCCATCCATACATGACGACCTTCTTCCATCACTTCATAGTGATATGATTTGATGTTGTCAAGCAGAAACTCATCTGGGTTGTAAATCTCTTTGTCAGTCATGTTACATCATTAATAAAGTTTCTATCAGGTACTAAACTAGCTTGATTTCTTAGCACACTTCCGTCAAATCCATCCATTAACCACACACTTTTACCACTATCCCATGCTTCTTTAATACCACCAACATTTGAGTTAAGTGCCCAACCATGGTCAGTATCTAGTATCTGCGGTCCTTTGAAACCATCAACTCTCAGTGCTGGTGATGCTCCACGACCAACGCTAGGAACAATCCAGTCTGCTCCCGTTCGTTTCATCCAGCGTTGTTCTCCTCGGATACCAGTAGCATAACTCACACCAATATACTTGTCAGTAAACTTATTCCACCATTCAACAACTTTAGATTGAAACCATTTCGTTGATGCAGCGTTCAACTCATTACCAACTTCTGCCATTACATTATCATACTTGGATGCAATCTCTGCAACTCGTTTGACATGCGCTCGTTGATACTTGTTCCATTCACCTTTCGTATGAATGTCTTGTGGAATAGTAGGACCGTCTTTAAGACCGTTGAATGGATGATTCTCCCATGCACTACCAAACCCTTGAATAGCACCCTCAAACAAGCAAATACTGACCGTTAATCCTTCTTTATCTGCTTCTTTGATAGTATTCTCAAGTCTTGTATAGTAAGAGTCTTGTAGACTTCCATCATCTTTCCAAGGAACACTACCAACACGCTGAACTCCTGGTGTATTACTACCCCATTTAGATGCAGCAAAGTTAGCTTTTCTAGTTTCAATAGTCCACAACCGAGTCCAGTTTCCTGTAACTCTATCCATACCTACAGTTTTACCACCAATAGGTTGAACATTATTCCATGTGTGATTGCCAGCAAACTGAGTTTTTTTGCCATCCACATAGAAATCATCACCCTTGATTTGGATTCCAGTTAGATTGTCTTTCATAATAGTTATTAAGCAAAGTTATAATGAACTCGGGTATGAAACTCTTTGAAGCAACTCTGATTGGAAAGTTTCATCATCACAGGAGGAATGTAATAGGCACATTCAGTGAAGAAATCTTCTTTGCTGAGAAACTTTAGACCATAAAGATACCAAGTGCCAAACTCTTCATGGAATTTCCTTACAGCACGATATTGCTTTGAAGTAATAGGCACATACTTATGCTCCTCATCAAAGTCATCACCATATGGTGTTGCCTGTGTCATCATAATACAGGTAGTTTGACCTTCACCAGTGCCGTAGTATTCACCAATCATATACACCCAGTATTCATCAACTGGAAATACATCACGCTGATACTTCTTCTCATAATCACTCATGGCAACATCAGCAACCAGTTGGTAGTTTTCTTTCCTCTTTGCTTCCAACTCTGCTCGTAGCTCTACCTTTTCAGTTTCAGCAAGTGCTTTGAGAGCATCGGAATACTTACCAATAGCACCACAAGCAGTTTGAATCACTTTGATTCTTTCGTCTTCAGAAAGTTTCTTCATACCTTCATCATTCTCCTTATAAAGTTTGTCAAGTGCTTCCAATGCTTTGTTTTCTGCTTCTCTTCGTGCTGCTTCTTCAAGCATTTCTTCGTGTGTCATGTGTCACCTCAAAACATACTGAGTTAAACTTTTGTTTTAGCACACCACGTAATTCAATCCTAGTGTGCTGTGAATGCACTTCTACATGCTCTACATAGTATTTGTCACCTACGATTAGGATACCAGTTGGGTCATCGTTGTTGCCCCATCTAACCTGCTCTGGTGAGCATCCTAGAAACTTTACTGTATCACCTGCTCTTATATCCATACGCTTTGCCCATCCTAGATTTGGCCACGTATCTCTATATATCTCATTCAACTTATCGTTGTCATAAAACATGTCAGGAATACATCAAAATCTCCGTAGCAGGTTTAGCAGCGTATCCTGTGCTAGTTTTTTTTCTTCGTCCCGCTGTATATGTTACAGGAAATCGCACCAGATTTAGATCACCTTTTCTATCATCAAAGAATGTAGAACCATCACAACGATTACACAACATCACATGACCATCAGTTGATTTAGCATGTTCGATCAGTTTTTCTGTAGCGGTATCATCCCAACTTGTACCATATTTGGTGAAACTATCCCTATATGGCGGATCAAAATAAGTAAACGAACCAGTAGGACAATCAATGTAATCACCACACAGAATGTTTACACGTTGAAGCAACTCATTCCAAGCAAAAACATTTTGCTTATCATACACTACATCAGTTTGATTCAATAGACCAGCTGGAGTGCCATATCTACCATTTGTGTTCTTGTTAATCTGCCAAATACCGTTAAAACCAGTTTTCATGAGGAAGTACAGAACTCCCGCCTCAAATGGTTTTGACCATTGTTGGTAATCGTATGCGTGAGCATGTCTCACTTCAAAGAAATACTTCTTCCTGTCTTCTTTAGACAAACAAATGTATTTTGCCTGAAAGACATCTACAACGTTACAAAACTCTTCTGGATTTTCTTTTACCGATCGGTAAATATTCATGATATTATCGTTAATATCATTGATATATGCGTGTTCGGGATTATATTTCTGCATGATATGCAAAAACATAGCGCCACCACCAAAAAATGGTTCGCTATAAGAAGTGATATTTACTGCACTAGGAAGATAAGGCAGTTGATATTTAAGGACTTTGGTTTTGCCGCCTGCCCACATGAATAAAGGTTTAATCTTGGTCATTCTGATAAGTAGGTGGATGATACTTAAGATATTCAAAGAAAGTTAGTTTCATTTCCTTGTGTGTCATGCCACAGTGTTTTGCTGCAGCTGGCAGAGTCATCTTAGCATGAAACAATCCTTCATTTGCTTCTCTGACGTTTTCTGGAGTGGTTTTAACTGGCACTTCAAATAATGCTGCTTTATTGATTTTTAGTAAACCCATCTTTCATCTCTTCGATCGTATCAAACAGTTTGTCGATTGACTTGAGCTTATCAATGTCACACATCAACTCAGAAATATACTTAGATACTACTGGGCGCTCATTTCGTGCTGCAAATGCAAGTGCATTACGCATTGCTGCTTGTGCTTCATCCAGAGAATCTTCAACTTGTTTAGATAGTGCCATATTAAAAAAACCAAATTTGAACAAGTTTAACTGCTTCTACGATAGCAAAGAATGATCGGATTGTCAAGATATCCCACATTCGCATCTTTTGAAAATGTGGCCATGACAATACATTTCCTATCATTCTGCAGTAGATACCAACTTCAACACTAGTGAAAAGAATGATGACATAACCAACAACAAACATCATGTTGCCGATTACCCTCATCCAACTAAGCATCGGATATCTAGGGTCAATAAATTTATATTCCATTAGTCAGAAGCTCGCCATTGTGTAACTCTAGTGCGATTAGTTTGAAACTCTTCTACGATTGTGAGGATTTTATGTGCTTTTTCTTTGGCACTTGATTCATTCCAATCCGTAGAGTTTTCACTCCAAAGATACCACATTTCTTCAATAATACTATCAATGAGTTTATCATAATGCGTCATTGAATGACCTCCAGTTTGCGCTTTAATGCCTGCTTACGTGCTTTTGCTTGACGCATTGCCTGAGGTTTCAAGGTGCGTTTGCATTCTTTTTTAGAATGATGTTGCCAGTTAGGCGTAGTCATTGATCTGTCCTTTTAGATTATATAGGATTATTCAAAGGTAGGGCAGACAAAATAGGAGAGTTCATCTCCATCTTTTGCAGTTCCCCACTCATGAAACTCTTGACAAAGAGCGAATATGTCAGCATGACGATTTTGTTTGTCAAGCATCTCAAAACGTGCTTCCACGTATTCAAGAATGCCGCCAACCACGTCTCCAACGTCCTCGCAATCAATCATCGGAACCACGCCGTCGTCGCCGTAATCGATGATGCCTTTCATGGGTGTCCTGTTCAGTGCTTTGCTACTGTAGCACGGGTGTCAACCCCCTGTCAAGCCCCCTGACGAAATCCATCAATATAATCTAAATGATTCATTGTTTGATCATTAAGTTCCGAAGATAAAGCGAACGGCGGAATATCTGAATAATATTTCCATTTATATCTACGTGCAGATAATGTGTGAAAAATCATATCTGCATTAGTAATATCATTACCATCATTGCTGTCAAATCGTTCAATCACATCATCATAAAAATCCCAATGTACATTTTTATGATCTTTCCAAAAAAGTGTATCGTTCCTATAACAAGTTTTGTATTGTGCTAAAATAAAAGCAGCCCAAAATTTATACAAATGTTCTATAGATTTATTTGAAGTCCACAAACAATGTTCATACACAGCTCCAGATCCATATCTCTTTTGTTGACTAAACAAATATTTTAATCGTATCAATGCATCTAAAGTTAATGTTATTCCAGGTGCATCCAAAGGTTCTAAAAATCCATTACACATACCAATAGTGCAAAAATTGCTATTAAAAGTTTTTTTACTATATCTTGGTTCGAATGAAACTAATCTAGGTGATATGTTAGTATCTCCTATATCTTGTAAAAACTCTTCTAACGCTTGTTCATGTGTCACATGTCTATCACTAAAAACATACCCCGTCCCAATCCTAGAATATGTTGGTGTTATCCATCTCCATCCATATTTCATAGTTTTAGCTATCGTATATGGGTGGAACTGTTTACGTTTTTGTTTATATTCTAAAGGATAAACATATGCTTTATTGGTTAACAGTATGTCTGATAAATCTACATATTCTAGTCCAAGTTGATCAACGATCAAACTGTTTGAACCAGTTGCAAAAATAAAATAATCTGCTTCAATATGTGATCCATTTTGAAGTTTTAAAGATTTTATTCTGTTTTCGTCAAATACACAACCTAAAACAGTACTATGAATGACTTCAAAGTTATTTGTTTTTATATGATTTGAAAGATAATCAATATATTTTGCAGCATCAAAATGCCAAGAAATAGGGTACTCGTCAAAATTTAATATGACTTCATTTGACCTCACAATGTTAAATAAATCTTTTGCATATAAATCATGAAATTTTGTTTGACTATCTCTATTAGATAACGAAGCAAAATACGATTTTGATTTTATTTTAATGTGATTCCATGGAGTGCCTCCACGTTTAAAGTTGTGTAAAAAATCTTCATCTGACCAGTTTTTATAAAAAACTCCATATTTAACAGCAGCATCAGACTTCACGATAAACTCTTGCATTTTACTGCCAATGTCAGCGTGAAAATCATTTAAAACTATAGTATTGGATTCACCAACTCCTATAGGCATTATTTCTGGTGAACCAATAATAGTAACTTTTTCTATGCTTTTGTCAATGGCAAAATAGTTTGCCGCCATCCATCCAGCTGCTCCAGTTCCAATCACACATATTTTCATAAAAATCTTTAATCATATTTTACAAATGGAAAATTTTCAAAACAACTATCTCCATTTGAGGTGAAGATATGAACATATACATTATATTCCTCATAATCCATTTCGTTTATGAAAGGAAACCATTCTTGAGCTCTTTCTCTAGCGGCTATCTCATCTTCAAAAAACAAAACGTTATGCTTTTGAGATAATAAACAATCGACAACTTCTTCTGGACATATTTTTTTGTAATGTTTAACAACTTCATCAATTTTTTGTTGATCTGACGATGCCTGAATACCAACTGCTTTGAAATACATCAAAGATTTCTGCTTAAGAGCAGCATATTCAGACATAGCTTGCCAAAAACTTTTTGGTTCGTAATATGATTCCATTAGTCAGAAAATCTCCTTCTTAGTTGCATGAAAATGTGAGTTAATCGATTATTAAGATTATCAAATTCTGGTGTATTTAGTTTGTCTTTATACTCGTTGTTTATCTCATGTATATCACAAATAAGTTCCCTTATCATGGAATCTCTTATTTTACTTTGAACCCAAAAAACAGCAACATCTCTGGTTCCGCGTGTAACTTCAGTAACTTTATGTATGTAAGATGTAGGATAAAAAATAGCGTAACCAGAATCCAGTTTAAAAGACTGAGTTTGATTACCTATTTGTAAAACAAGTTCTCCGCCATCATAATCAGTTGGAGGAGATAAGAAAAGAGTGCAACTATAATCAGTTCTGATATAATCATTAGTGCTCTTATGTTTCATTATGGAGTTATCGTTATGGAATCCATAATACATCCCTTCAGTATACCGAGCAAAATTCATTATTGATATAGATACAGGCAAAATATAGTTTCTAAAATCATAACAATCCTCCAAAGCATGTGCAATGATATCAGAAACTTCTAGATATTTTTTATCAGTATAAGACTCTCCATGATCTGCTTCTAGATTATTTTTCTTATCTAGATTAATAGTTTTACCACCCCACAAACCAGATTCAAAAATAGCAGAGTCATAGTATTTTTTTATTTTATTGATTTGTATATCATTCAAAACTTTCATAACATAAAACATACTTTATCAACCCCCAGTATTTTCTAAATAATCTTCTGCGTTTTGTACCATTCTATCTATATAAGATTTAGAGTTAGTGTTGCTAGGTGGAACAAACTGCAGCGGTGGGACAATAAGTTCAGTATCAATAGCATCCAATGATTTTTTAATTTCTTGTCGTATTCTCTCAAAATCTTCCAGTTCTATTTCGCTTCCATCGACAGACCAATCAACTCTAGTTGATGGTAAAGATAACCAAGCTTGGAATCTTAGAAGCTTTCTCTTTATAGTTTCAAAATAATATTGATTAAACTGATCTGGAGTAGATAAATATTCTACTTCTTTATTTGGATATCTATCAATATAATGTTCAGGTATAATAGGAAATTTTGCAGTTAGAGGATTGTTTTCAAACTCTGGATCTATTTCTGGAAGATCTCGCAAATACTGCCTGTATTTTCTATATAAATCTTGTTTTTCTGTATCTCTTACCGACCCATCATCAATAAAAATCCAATCAGTCATATAAAGCATTCTTTGCCTTAAAAGACGAAGATTAACCTGCAAAATATTAGTAAACTCATTTACTTTTTTTTGAACTTCTTCTTTTGCTTTTTGCAAATCTAATAATCTTGCTTGCTCATAAAATGATGCAAAAATGTTGTATGCATCTTTAGCTTGTTCTAGAGTTGCTTCAGTAAACATGTAGTTTTTTTCTGAAGTTTGACGATATCTATAATCATAGATTTGTTTTTTTCTTTCGCAGTTGTATTCTCCGCTCTCATAATACTCAAACAAAAGAATATAATCTTTATCATTGTGCCAGAAAGATCCCAACTGCTCACAAAGCAGCAATCTTTTTTCGTCATCTAAAGTAACTACCTGCCCCTGATAAACAATAGTACTTTCTTTTAGATTAGCTTGAAGAATAATGTTTGCCATTGATTATAACTTATTTGAGTTTCGGAACTTTGATATACCAACCAGTCAAAATATATTTATCTTCAGTAAATACAGTATTTCCTTTGTGAACATGAGTCATTCCAGCTGGCCAAATAACAACTGTACCTGCTTCTGATTTTATCCTGCGTTTTTGGTATAAAAACTCCGTTTCTGCCTCTCCATCTGGAAGAGTATTTAAATATATTGCCCAAACTAGTTCTCGATGGGCATGATCATATGATCCAGATTCATAATGCCACACATGATATCCGCCTCCTGGGGGAGTTTTTTGCATCTTAATATCTGTAGATATGATAGGAACGGTTTTTAACTGACCATATTCTCTGATATAATCCATCACACATGACTGAAGATATTGATTGATCTCTCCAGTAAACTCTGTATTATGTGCATTGATCATCAAAGACAAATCTTTACGACCAAGATTATTATCATGAAACTGTTCAGTGCCATCCGCAAAAGAAGCTCTATCATTTGAGAAGACATCATCAAAATATTTTATATATTTTTTGCAAAGAGATACTGGAACGTGTTTTTTCCAAACACCAATAAACTCATCAAAATCACCCTCCATCAACTCTAGAGGTTTAATAGGTATAGTCATAGGTCACTCCAATATTTAAAATGCTTTAATGATGTATTTATTTCGGTGATAAGCTTGCATCATAGACAATGTTTCTGCACTTGTCAAGTTAGTAGTTAATCTGCTGTCAAATAAAGTTCTAACTGAAGAAGAACTACTTACTTTTAGTGTACCTACGTTACATTCCAACCCAAGTTCAGTAACAGAAATAGTTTTACTTGCCGTGTTACCATATCCAACTGCACCTGAAGATATTCCTTCGTTGCCACCTTCTTGATCATGACCCCAAGTTCTAGCCTGCCCAGATGTATTTGCGGATATTTGATGACTATGTTTTCTTGTTGTTGGAATATCTCCTGGACTTGCATTTTCTACTCTTCTTCGATAAGAAATAATACTACCAAATGCACCGTTTAAACAACAAATCAACTCCGTTCCTCCTGGATCAGGTGGATTTACAATACTAGGTCCACCATCTGCTGAAGTTGCTGCTTCTTCATTCGTTAATCTACTATGTGGCAATACATGAGTATGAGGTGGAGCAGAATATAGTTGTGTAGAACCAAAAGGACCAAAATTTTGTGTAATGTTACCAGATAATGTTATTGGTGCTTCAACTTCTACATTTTCAAATCCTCTAGATTTTTTACTAACAATTTCAAAAGTATCATCCTGAGTTGGGGTTTGCTGTCTAATATCAGAAATAACGTAAGAACCACCAATACCACCAGGATAGTTAACATCTATTGGAGTCCCCCCACCTGCTCCACTATTAGGTGTTAATGTTGCACTGCCTGGAATATTACCATCTGATCTACCAGTTCCAGTCAAATATCTTGCCCTATAGTTAGGTAGGTTAAAAGTTCCTGTCATATTTGGATATGTACCACTTACAGTGCCGCCATAAGTAGTTCCTATTATTTCATACAAAGCATAATATTGGTTTGGATTTAAACTAGAACCATCACATTCCAACCAACCTGGATAATCAACATCAATATCCCAATCATCAGTCGTGCTAGTCCACCCAGAAGGTTTTGGTATACAAACAACTGTTCCAACAGTTGCTCCACTTTTTTGTGATTGTTTAGAATATTTTACTGCCATTTTAATATTTTATTAAATATTCTACTAAAATAAATGGTGGTTGAACATCATTTATAACATAAGTATCATCTATATTTATTTTAACATCTGTAAAAACTTTATCTTCTACTGGCGCTGTCAATGCTGCAATATTTCCAGATATACTTTTAGTTGGTGGCGATCCATACTTAACGGTGTGTGAGTGCAGTGTTGCTTCTTCAGAAAGATCATCACCAATCTGAGTGTTTACAGCTTCTCCTCTAAAAGTACACTCAGCTCCAAAGGTTTGTGTAGTGTCATATGAATGATTTTCAGTCACTGCGGTTCCTCTAAGACTTACGGTGTTGGCCCAGTGACCATGTGGAAGCATACTATCAGAAGTTACAGTAGATTGATCTGTTGATCCAGGAATAGATATAGCTAGATTACCATTTAATGTTACAGATCTTGCTGGAATAGCAAAAGAACCTGTATATTGAATAGCAACTGTTATTTGACCTTCCCCCTCTGTAGATTCTAACTCAACATCAACGCCAACTTTAGGTTGTAATATTCCACTTGCAGCACCAACAGCATAATAACTTTCATATCCTCCAGATGAAGGACTTGCTTTTATGTATTTTGACCCTAAATCAGGTAGTTGCATTTCATCATTTTCCAAATCAACATTATCTTTTTTGTAAATTGATTGAGCACCAGTACCTAAAATCCTAGCAAGATTTGGATAAACATCTGCTTTGACTTTACTGCCATCACACCTAAGATATCCTGCGGGAACATATACTCTCCAATCTTCACCTGTTTTGCCATCCAATTTTCTAGGAAATGGCACTATAGTTCCAGCAGTTGTTCCGTATTTTCCTTTTTCGTAAGAATAGTTTGCCATTTTACCAAGCCTTGATAATATACTGTATTCGTAACGAAGGAGTTGATGTATTTACATTAAACTGCAACAACTCTTCAAAAGTTTCGTTTACTGGTGCTACATTACCAGTGGTAATATCATTAACAACAATATTAGATTGTACCTGAAAACTACCTTGATTTACAGAATAACCAACTGGACCATGTACGTGAGATCCCAATGAGTTATCATTACTTGAGTTAGCAGTTGGCCATACACTAAAAACATCACTTATAGTGGTAGCAAAGTTAAAATTACCTGTGTTAACTAAAGTATTATCATTACTTCCTAACCAGTTTTTAGGTGCGGTATTAATCCTCTCTGGAGCATCAGTAACTCTGTCATTATTACTGTTGAATCCTCCACCTAAAGGAATGCCACCAGCAATAGAGTTTTTATAATAGTTATTTCTGTTTGTTTGAGCATTATTACACTCGCTCAACAAAAAGTTATCATTATCACAACAGTCACCTGTCTGAAAAAGGTCAGGATCAAATATACCACCAGTCGACGGGTCGCACCCAGTAAAGACTGGATTACTGCCGAACTCGGTCTGGCATCGTTCTACTCCTCCGCTTCCTCTTCCAATACTAGAAAAATTACCAGTATGTGTGTGAGTAGGCCAATGATAATCTCCCAAAGTTCTAGAAGCAACAGTAACTTCATCAAAATATGCGGGGGGATTGATAGTTTGACCCGTTATTTTAGCAGTATATGTCCCCGAAGCAAGATTATTATCAATAGCAACAGTTAGTGCAAGATTAGATGTGTAAATAACATTACTTAGATTTGATTGATTAGTTCCTATTTGACCTGAAAACACCGAAGAAGTTCCTGAAGGAAGGTAACTTGTTTTCATATCTGCTAAAGCTTTAGCATTTAAATCTGGCAACCTAAAAAAGTTTCCAGACCCACCATAATATTGACCAATAATATCAAACAAATCTGGATAATCAACGGATTGTTTAGTAGATCCATTACATGCGATCCATCCCTTAGGGATACTATCTTCGCCACCAGACCACGGCATAATAGTGCCGATGGCCATTCCTTTCATTGTTTTTAGTGCATTATAGTTAATAGACATATCTTAGATTTCCATTATCCACCAACCTTGTTGCGCTGAATCAATGGCAGTTCCATTACCATCCAAGTTACCAATATAAAGAAGACCAAAAGCAGCATTTGGCGTATTAACTAAAAGTTCTCCGCTATCCCAAACAGTAGATCTATTTCCCGCCAATGTTCCAGTATCATCTCCCTGTATAGGAGTTGCATTCGAACCTTGTTTTGGTGCTCTAATAACTAGAGTACAGTTAAAGGTCAATCCACCAGAAGCATCAACAAATCTAATCATATCGCCAGTTTGAGGGGTTGCAGGTAACTTAAGAACCAAAGCTCCAGTACCACTTGGTTTAAGTATATAGTTGACATTAGATATTAGCGTTGGTGCTGTTGCATCGGTGTTTGTTCCCGCGCTTAGATATAACCATTTTCTACCACCAGAGTTGGTAAAGTAGTTATTGATTCCTCCTAAATCAACCGAACCATTATTATTTACAGCAAACCTTTCAGTGCTGCTAGCATTAACAACAAAGTCGCCACCGCTAACAGTTAGATCTCCAGTTACAGTCACATTATCTGCAAATGTAGCATCATTTCCACTCAATGTTAATACTGTAGATCCAGTACTAGACTTAATATCATTACCTGTTACAGTTAGATCGCCAACAACGGTTACGTCGGATCCAGATAATGTTAGAGCAGTGTTTGTGCTTGATTTAATATCATTTCCACTTACTGTTAGATCACCAAGAACAAATGTATCTCCAGAAGAAGCATCAACATTTAATCTAGAAGTACCACCTACTTGAAGATCGATTAACTTGGAAGCATCATTTGAAGCAGTATTTGTGATATTTAACTTGATACCAGTAAAAGTAACCGCCGAACTGTTCCAAGTAGCAGTAGCATCTAATACATTAACATCGGTTGTTAATGTTCCTTGTGTAATAGTAGTTTCTCCATTACACATATCAACCGTGAATCTATTCGTAGTGCTATCTTTGAGTGAGAATAGTCTATCAGCAGTTGTAGCAGAACAGGAACTTACAAGGTTAAATGGACCATAAACAGTCAAACCACCAAGAGAAGTTGCGTCACTTACAACAGTTGCCCCATCAGTCGAATCAACTTCAAACTTAGTTGATCCAGCGCCATTAGTTACTTTAAGTTTTTGTGCTACAGATCCCGTTGAAGTACCAATCTTTACAGCTTCACCACTGCTACCAGAAACGTTTCTAGAAACAAAGATATAATCCCCTTGCGCTAATGTTCCACCAAACTCAGACAGATTAAATACGTCAGTTGTGCCACTTCCATCAACGTTTGCGATCAACCAAGTAGAGTCTAAAGCAACATTAACTTTTTTAATATTTGAATCATCAGGATGATTTGTTTTTGTTGGTAGGAAAGTACCATATGGTTGTCTAGTAACAATAATATAATAAGGAGCAGCAGTAGTTCTTCTCAAACCACCCGAAGCAACTCTGACGATTTCTGGGTGTGTTGCAGTAGATCCAGATCCAGATACAGCACTATCAATCAAAATATCATCATTTTCAGAATAAGTTGGTGCAGACTCTAGAGGTAGATAGTATTGATTTCCAGACAATGCTGCTAATGCAGTGCCATCATCAGCAAGATAAGTGTTAATAGCATTTTGGAAGAACGTTCCACCCCAAGGTCCAGCACCAGCTGTATCTACTTTATTATCAAATCCACTAACAATCGTCACTAAGTCTACATTTTTATCTACGGGAGGAGCTGAAGGATATCCCGTATGTGACGATATAGTAGACCCTAAAGATGCTCTAGCGCCATTAAACGAGAACGTAGCAGTGCCACCATCTAGAGTTATATTGCCCTTCACTAGTAGTGAAGCATCAACTGTTAAACTATTTTTAACTGTTGTAGTGCCACCCTGACCACCAATATTTAAAACTGATGCATTCAATCCGAAAGATATTTCAGACGCAGATCCAGAATCAGAGAAGAAGTTTACTTTGCCCGCAGTAGTTCCTAGAGTAACTGTATCACTCAACCCTTTATTAATACCAATAGCAACATCACCCCAGAACTTAGTTGATCTAGTTTTAACTTCTAAGAAACTATTTGATTCATTTGCATTATAAGCACCACCAAGAGTTAACTTAGAAGAAGTAGCAGATGTAGATGGATTTCCAATATCAACTCTCACATTTGCAGAAGAATTGAAAATATCTAATGTGGTAGAACCAGTTGCGGCAGTTGCAAGATTTACATCGTGAGTTCCAGTTCCTGTGTTTCCGATATTTAATGTTTGATTTACTGCAGCATTACCAATATTAATCGTCTGAGTTGATGTTGTAATATTTGCAATATTAAAAGAAGTTGCTCTCGCAGCAAAGTTTACTGTTGCTGGATAGTTGCCAATATTGAGAGTACCAGTAAATGTAGTATTATCAACAAAGTTAAACGTACCTGTAGTTACAGTAGTTGTGATGTCTCCGCCATTAACTTCAATATCAGATTCAAATCTAAAGTTTCCAGTGATTCTACCATCACCATCAACTACTATAGTTCTATCAAGTTCTGCATTTGTTATATTAATACCAATTCTATTAGTAGAAGTTGAAAGTCTAAATGTTGCTTCACTATTTGGATTTGCGCTATCACCGCCAATCAAGAATGCATTTGAAACTCCATTGAATGTTCTGTTGGTTGGATTGGAGTTAGCAACATAGTTATTTGGACTGGTTGCTAGAGTCTTACCACTGAAGAATGCAGTACCAACTAAATCTAAGTTTGCTCTAGGTACTGTTTCATCCGAAATAAATGCATTGTTGTACGCAGAATGTGGAGATCTAGAAACAGTATTGATTCCTAGTTTATAATCACCAATATTTGATGTCTCTGTTCTAAGAGCTTCAGTACCAATGATTCCCCATTCTTTCCAATATGTGCTACTTCTAGAAACAACAATGTTTGGTTGAGTTTGTGTAATGATTGAGTATGTGTTGCTTTCTACTGTAATCTGCTGTCCTTCAGCTGGAGTAACATCTAGGTAAGTTGCACTTGAACTAAATGGATTCGCAACTGTATTAACTACACGCCAAATACCATTAATCTGAGCAATAGGAGATTGAGCACCAACAATCTTAATCTGAGTTGATTCAGTAATACTTAGAAGTGTATTTGTCCAAGGAGGAGAACCAGCAACATTCCAGTTCAAGCGAATAATATTTCCACTTCCAAATCCTTGAATGCTAGCAATCTGTGGATTGGTAATACCAGAATCTCCTTGTTTAGTGATAACACTATAAGTATTCGCAAAAATCCAACCAGCTCCACCAGTTACATCTGTTTGAGATCCTTTGAGAAGAACATCGCCAGAAATAGGATTTCTAGAACCAAACTCAATGATTTGAGTTGAAGGTCCAGAACCACCAAAAGGAGATGCTTGATCTGGAGTTTTATTTGTAATATGTGTTCTGAATGTATAACTTTGCTCACCACGAGCATACATTCTTAACATTCCGAGAGAAATGCTATTCTTTTCAATCTTAATATCTCCAGTCTTTTGACCAAGAGATGTTATATTTAACTTATCATCATCATTATTTAGATCAATATTAGTTTTTACTGTGATTGCTGGATCTACTGGACCACCAGAACTATTCAGAGCATTTACATTAACAAAGATAGGTGAAGTAAATACACTTGGTTTAGTTCCATCAAATCCTTCAACAGTAATGATATCCTTGAAGGTAACAGGAACATCAAAGGTGGTAACAAGAGTTCCAATATCTTCATTATCGTCTTCCGATTCAACAACTTCTGCTTTTTCTAAGAATGTTTCTTCGCCCGTGATAGCATTAATCTTACGGTTACCGATATAAAGGTCACCGTTAGAGTTTAAACCAGTGTAGAATACGATACCAGCATCTTCTCTCTTTGCCTGAGCGTAGAAGTCTTGAGTATCAGTAAGAACAACTTCCTGACGCGCAGGGAAACCAGTAGAGTAGTTACCAGGACCGAAACCAAGATATTCAAACGTATGGTTACCAGAACGTGCAATAGATGGTCTACGAAGTTCTACATATAGTCTCTTCTCAGTAGGATACTGAGAATCTCCCGAGATAGGAATCTTTCTCGTTTCCGAACCAGCAGAAGCAGGACCAGATTGAGCTTCGATGATGTTTTCATCAGTGAAGCTATAAGTACCAGAACCAGGATCTTGAACAAAATCAAGAACAGCTTCTTTAGTTAGTGAGTTTTTAGAATCATTAACTGTAACCAATCCATGAACGTAGTTGTCTGCTGCTGAAATAGTTGCAGGGGGATCCTTGAGAGAATCATCAAGAGCTCTGTACCATTCTGGATCGTTCTTATAAAACTCTGGATATAGTTTGGAGATTGGTTGCGAGAATCTGAAGTTTCTGAAGTTTTCTCCAACACCAGAACCTACTGGGAATGGTCTAATGTCACCACGAACGCAGGTTAGATAGTATACACCATCTTGCTGATTTGGAATCCTTCTTCTAATAGTATCGACTGAGAAAATATAATATGATCCCTCCAAGTCTTCAACATCAGTAACTTCCGCAATCGTGTAACTAACGTTGGTGGAATCTTTCACAACATCTCCAGGAGTTAATGTGTAAACATTAGCACCCTCTACAGCATATAGATTTCTTGATTTATCTGTTCTACCACCATCAGGTTCATCCATCATCACTGCTGAAACAGAACCTTGCTTAAAGGTGGTTGTTTCAAAAACATTGAAATCTAACACCGAGTTTCCAGTGATTCCCTTAAGAATCAAGTAATACTCATTTTCATACTTCAAGAAAGCATGTACATATCCAGAACCAGAACATGCTCCTTCCCATTCAATAAAGTTATCTGAATCTAAATCGGTTAGACTTGCTTCAAAAGTTCCATCTCCTCCCTGTGGAGAAGTAATCTTTACTGTAGTGAAGATTGTAGTCTTGTAAGCTGCATCGACATCATGATCAAATACAGTTAACTCAAGGTAATTTACGCCATTGATTGTTCTTTGTCTAGCAGACTGAATGCTAGCAGTAATCTTTGAGTTGGTTTGTATCTTTACGGGATTTAGATATGGATCATAAACCGTATCATCAAAACCAGCTGCATTTAACTGAGCATATGTCCAACCCAGTTTTTCGCTTACCTGTTGATTAGCAGAGTTTAATGCATAGAATGTTGCAAATGGACTTGCATTGCCAGTTGGTTTTAATAGAATTTTTTGAGCAAGTAGTTTTCTCTTGGAGTCCGTTCTAAGTTTGAATACAAAACCATTTAGAGGATCTCTTACAGTAGTTCCTCTGTAAGCAGGAATAACAAATCTAAATCTGTAAACTCTGTCTTGTTTAGTTCTAGCATCATTAACTCTTTCATAGAAAGAATCTGATGTTTTTGCGTTATCACCAACAGAATCATCACTATAATCAGACTGTTTTAGTCTAGTAATAATATTGTTTGTAGAACCATCTGAAACAGTATTTAAATACCACCTACCCTTAGGAGTAGATGCAACATCTACTGTAGGATCAAACTTCAATGGTGATCTCTTCTTGTTGGCAAACGTGTAGAAGGTAGTTCCACTATTCTCAAAGAACTCTACTGGGTTTTCATTTGCAATAGCATTTTGAGCAGTTAAGAAAATTTTAAACTTCTTGGCAATGTAGTTACCATTTCCATCATCAAAATATCTGACATAATACTCTGTAGTATCATTAAAAAGACCAATGTAAGTGTTAGCTGGATTTGGCAACGTAGAGTTCGCACCCAAATCACTACCAGTCCTAAAAAATACTCGTTGTAATGTGACACCTGCATCATTGACAGGCACATCAAAGATATGGGGAGATTCTGTTAAAAAAGTAGTGGAATCAAATAAAGTGGTCTTATATTGATGCAAATCATACGAAATATCTTGCACATATTGATAAACATCAATAATAACATTTTGATTAATATTTTCCGTTTCTGAAGAATAAATGTAAATACCAGCAGCTGCATTCTCTTCGCTAGTAGCAAGAAGAATTTTTTGTTGATCAGTTTTAGAAAAGTCTCCAGTGGCATAGTCGAATGGTTGAGTTCTTCTGCCAGGAGCGATTACAAAATACTTAGTATTTGTACTAAATCCTTTTGGTAGACGAACTAATCGCTTATCGACATTAGATCCAGGTTTTGCTCTAGGAACAAGACGAACAGGAGTACCTGTTTCTAGATTATGTGGATTAGCTAATAGATTTTCACCTTGAATCTCTTGAAGAGTAAAAGCAGTAGCTCTTTGAGATAGTAGTGCAGTATCAATCTCAGGAGCAGTTGGAGTTACTGAGTTTACACCATTTTGCAGAATAGTGGAGATAATCGCAAAATAAGTATTGAGAGCACTATAAATGCTGGAGCATTCCCCATCTCCACTATAAGTATAATCTTGTGTAACTGTGTTATCTACAGATGGTTCTATAGTAGATGTCCAAACACCTTCTTCTAACTGGAAGAATACTTTAACACTAGTTCCAGCAACAGCAGTTTTAGTTGTGCCTAGATTAAACTTACTACCTTTAGTTCCTAACTCAATCTGCGTGGAGTTTACGATTCTCTTAATATAAGAATCTGCTGGAATATAAGCAGTACTGATATTAGTAGATTTAGGAACTACCTTACCATCAACGACTTCTTCATACTGATCATTATAATTTGTTAGTTCATTTCCAGTATTATTTCCAGTATTTGAAGGTATATTGTTTACTCCCACTACTTTCATACCAACAGTCAATCCTCTGGTTGAAGGAACTGTTACAATAGCAGAGTTTGCAGTATTTACAGTTGCATAAGTATTGTGATTTCTCATCGCAGAAATACACAAATCTCTCACATAGTTGTAAGCATCAAGAGTTTCACTGAGTTCATCTTGAATATAGTCAAGTGTAAATCCATCATTTACTCCATCAGTGTCTTGTGTTACCCCAACATAATATGCTTTAGCAGCATTAATAGTATTAACATTTCCACCGAGTCTAAGGTCCGCAACGATTGCTTCTACAATATATCCAATGTCGCGCTTACACTTGCTGTTTTCAGATACTCTAGACCATGCACCAGGATTTGGTGTTGGTAAAGAGTTTAGATTACCAGAAGAAATAGATGTGGTTAAAATTGCGGTTAAAGTATCAATCGTAGTTCTTACGTTAGCACAATCATATAAACCATTATTTACGGCGGCAAGATTATTAAGATTTCCAGCAGTAAGAGTGGTAGTAACTATACCAAATAAGTTATCAATAATGCTTTTTGTGCTTGCACATGAGTTTACACTTGTATTAGATCCAGTTGCAGGATCTGGTAGGATAGTTAGATCTTTAACTGTTAGTTGATTTGTAATAGCTTGCTTACAAAGATCTCTAGCAGCATTAAATGCAGCAATAGATGCAGTGATTTCTCCTGCTAAACCATTCGTAAGAAGTGCATTGCCACTAAAATATTCTTTAAGATTAGCAATAGTATACTCATTTCCACCAAAGTTTAAATCATTTGCAACCGCAGAAACAATAATACCGATGTCTCTTTTGCATTTTGTACTTCCAGCAGTAGACTCTCCAGTATTTCCAGGAATGGCAGCAACTTGAGAAGTTGTTAGCGTAGCAAATGCACTATTAATAATTTCCTGTTTATTGGCAAAAATAAGATCACTTGCATTCTTTAATATACTAGCAGCAGCAGTTCTGTTTGCATAATCAATCGTTACTGTTGAGATATATGGCACACCAATAGCAGGAGTACTAGAAGGAGCACTTAAAGCAGTATATTTAAACTGAGTAGCAGTAAGTCCACTAGAAAGAACAGTGAACTCACCATTATATGCTGATTGATTTAATCCAATAACACTGATTGAAGTACCAACAGTTAAGTTATGAGGTGATGAACATGTTACCGTTACAGTAGTTCCACTTGCAGTCATTGAAGCAACTTGCAGTGAACTTGTGGAAGATAGCATATTAGCAATAGCTAACTTACACAAGTCTCTAACACGATTAAATGCAAATACAGACTGTGTTTCTTCTCCAGTTAAACCATTGCTTAATGGTTGACCATTATTACCGAAGTAAGATTCGGTTGCTTCAACCATATGAATGTTGCCACCATCATAAAGATCATCTGCAATAGAATCAATAATAATCCCTAGGTCTCTGCGGCACTTGGTTTCATTAGGATTCACAAATCCAGGGGAAGAAGTAACCATTTCACTGTATGCAGTGTCGATGATTTCCTGTCTGTTTGCACGGATTAAGTTAGATGCATCTCTATATCTACCAGTATCTGCAGTGATACTTGGGTTTACATAAGGAATGTTTTGTAAATCTGGGTACTTTTCTAGAATATACCCAAATGCTTCTGATTGAATAAATGTTTGGTTCGCTTCAATCAGATTAGCAGCATCTTGACGAAGATTATATTCTGTGGTAAATGATGCCCCAGCTGGATTTAATGTGGTAAGAGAAGAAGCCCATCTTTTAAATCCAGAAGGACTTAATACTGCGCTCTTTTCTGTTGGACCAGACTCTCCAGTGCCAGCATTTAACTTAACTTTGATCTGTTCATTTACCCTCGCACCAAGTCTAAACTTATTTACAGACGCAGCTGGTCTGTTTTCTGGGTCTTTTACACTGTCACCAGCAAGATAAATTCTGCTGGTATTAGTGGTATCATTTGTAAGATTGATTTGAATAGGATAATACTGTTGTTTGGTTTTATCGGACGTTTTGAGTTCTTGTGGAGGAATAATGTCTGTGATGTATCCACCCTTATCTTGGTTAAAGGAAAATCCTTTGAAACCAATCGAGTGCATCGATGTGTTACCAAAGTTTGAGTTAGAGTTGGTGATAGACATATCACCACCAGACTCAAGCAGGAAGTGATCGGCAAAACCTACAGCGAAGATCGAAACGTTTTGAATGAACGAGTCATCTGAAGCACGAACGTGGAAGTTTCTCCAATCATCCTTCCAATATGCATCACCCTTAATGTGATAAGGAGTGGTTGCAAACGCATCAGTTAGAGGGGCTTGGTTCCATGTGTTGCTAAACTCATCGTAGCGAATGAAAGCACGGTCGTCTCTCTGTAGCGAAACACCTGTATACTGAGCGATAACCATCGACTTGAAACCAGTCGCTCTGCGACCGTCAGCCCAGATACCACAGATACCCCAAGTCGAACGAATCGAGCAGTTGAAGACGTATGGGGATGCTGATTCTACCGAGTCAACCTCTGCCTGAACAGTAGCAGTTTGATTGAGAGGAATAGTAGAAGTAGCAGTATATGTTTCACCAGAAGTTAGATTCAAACCCTGTGCAGTGAATGGCACACGATAGTAGAACACTTTAGGATCATTTGTGCTGATATTATATACAGCAAATACACCATTCAGTGCTTCATTGAGATTATTGTTAGTTACTGCAACGTACTGTCCAGGGAAGAATCCATGATTAATCTTAGTTCTTACTTCAAGAGTAAGAATACCTGTATCATTTCCAGTGCCGTCAATCAACTTGATACTGTCAATAAACACAGCATCAGAAAGAGGACCAACGATTCTATTTTCTTGTACTCTGTAATCAAACTCTCTACCACGAACAACAAGACGAGTCCATTTAGTATCATCAGACTCTGGATTAATACCAACCACAACAGCATTTGCTACAAATGCATTCCCATTATAAAGAACTTTATCTCCACTATTATAAGTAGTTGTGCTTGACCACTGTTGTGTTACGGGAGTGCTAGAACCTTCAACATACACATCATCAATATTTGGTTGATAATCACCAAAAGCTCTTGCAATCTTTCTGTAAAGTAATCCTAAATCTTCTCTATCAGCAAACACGAAGTTTGTGATCTTGTGGTGTGAGAACTCAGGTACTGGGCGATTAGTTGTATCGTTTGGTTGCGTGTAGACGCGACCTACAGTACCGTCGTATAAAGGAGAGTTTGATGAAAGGTCTCCATCGAGAATGGTGAACTGCCAGAAATAACAACCACCAGTTACATTGAATAGAGCACAACGAGGAACATCCTTATCAGCAGGATCAGGAACATATAGAGCACGAACCTGAGTTCTACGAAGGTCAGTACCTACAAGTGACGTACCTCTAGGAATAGTCGCACCACCATCACGACCATTGAATCTATAGAGAACATTGTCTGGATCAGATAAATCAAAACTTACATCTTCATTTGCTTCCCACTGCTGAAGAGCTTCATTGTATTGAAATACTGGAATATCTTCAACATCAGGTACGCCTGGTCTGTTATCAATATAGTGATTACCAGGAGCCAGCATGATTGTAAACTGGTCGAATCTGTCGTTATCTACGTTTGGTAGATACGAGAATCTAGCAACCTCTAAAAACGCACGCTGAATGCTGATAAAAGGTCTTAAAGGTGTATTACCTCTGTTATCTAAGGCGTCGGACGCATTATAATCATCGGGAGAAACATAAAGATATTTACCAGTCTTACTTGAAATAAGATTATCTAATCTCGTTAATGGCATTACTCAGTTACCCTAACTATGGTGGATTTCTTCTGAGTTATTTATAAGAAAAAACCTCAGGCGAACCTGAGGTTACTGCGTCTTCCTTCACACGGAAGCCCAAGGTCGGACTTGAACCGACGACCTACGGTTTACAAAACCGTTGCTCTATCCAGCTGAGCTACTCAGGCATTAATCATCTTTAGGAAGTAAATCTGGATTTTCTACTTCTAACTCAAACATCAGAGGATGCATCTCTTCCATAATCAAATAGTTACAATAAACAAACATGTCTTCATCATCGTAATCACGGTATTGGAGTGCTTCTGATTGAACTGAAGGATGTTCTTGTATTATTTGAGGAAGTTCATCAAATGTATATGGAACACCTTGAATGAAATACATACGAACTACCTCACCCATATAAAAGCAATATGCTTGAGAGAGTGTGTATTTCATAACATTTCCACTACAATGTATTTAGTGGAAATAGGGCGAGGGGGACTTGAACCCCCACAGGCTAAGCCCGACAGATTTTAAGTCTGGTGTGTCTACCGATTCCACCACCGCCCCGTGGTGATGACAGTATTATAGCAGATGCTCAAGTGACTGTCAAGTGCTGATTGTGGGGATCGAACCCACCTGTATCCGATTATGAGTCGGGTGCTTTCACCAGATAGCTAAACCAGCATCAGCGTATCACAAAGTTTTGTGATTTTAACAGTTTACTACACTGGTCTTTTAGTTCAACTAACTCGTTGATTGTAGAACATTTAAAGGTGATAGTCGTTCCATCGTCACCTCGGATGATTACCTTCTTATTATACAGGTCAACCGTGATGGTGTCAAGAGCTGACTCAGAAGGATTTTTAAGATTCATAAGACTCAGACCTCAAAGCGCCACATTGCTAGTATACAGGGTTTGATCGTTGCTGTCAAGCTCAGTTCAGGAATATTCCTGTCATGTTTTTGATTGTAGTTTTTGCTAGACTAATCTGAATATATTTGTCTATAGGTGGTACTATTGGGGTTGGAGAAACTGCCATAGTTACTTCTGTGCCGCTAAACAACACGGATTTTCCTATAACTGATCCCGCATAAACGCCAGGTTTTGTCAATCCTTTAACTAACGCTGGAGTAGATAAATCTGCTTTCAATGACGCAGTATCAAATACTGCAGCAAACATAGATTCCTGAGATGCCATTATTACATTTCCAAGATTTGTAGTTAAATCTATATTTCCTGTTGTCGCCCTCACTTTTAATCCACCACCAACTGCTGTTGCTGGACTGTGTATGTATACAACTGGAGGAGTTTTCTCTACACTTTTTGCTCCTATTGCTGGCTTGACAAGATTTTTATTTACGATATAATAACCAGCACTAACACCATTAATAATAGGAGATGGACCCAAAGGAGGCGGAACTGGAACTAACTGCCTCATAACTTCCGTCATTTTTCTTCCGCCAATTTCTTCCAACATGTCACCTTCTACTTTAATACTCATAGTACCAGCAGATTCAATAGCAAAGTTTCCTTGAGGATCATTCATAGCAATAATTTGTTCACCATCACACTTTGCGTAGTTAGCAGATTCTATTCCTTGTTTACTAACATAAGTTTGTTTGAAAACACTTGATTTCATTTCAATAGTTCCACCTTGCTCATCTGATGGTGCTTGTCCTGCTGTAGTTTGTTCTCCTGATCCAACACCAGCATGAATTTTAATGTCAGTACCTTTTAGTTCCAAAGAATCTGCTGCATCTATTAAAATATTATTCCCACCTAATCTAAGATCTCCATTTGAACATTTAATATCTGCGTTTCCATTAATATACAATGAAAAAGAAGGCCCTTCAGTTCCAGAAGAACCAGACTTGCCAGATAAAACTTTATTATTATTTCCAACTTCTATTACTAAATATTCACCTACTTTAATCTGACTACCACCATCCGCCAAAACATGAAATCCACCTGTTTTTGGATCTTCGGATGGATTTTTTGTTCCTCGTATATAAAAACTTCCATCAGTATCAATAGTAAATCCAGCTCCAGAACTAGTTAGTACTTGATAAAAACTATCACCTGTCTGTGTATCATGTCCTTCAGTTTTTATAATATTGCCTCCCTGACTAACTTCAGATTTGACTTTATCGACCGCAGCAAATGCGTTTCCTGCTTGAAAGTTTTCTTGCGCTTCACTGTCAGTTCCAGAAGAACTTCCAGTGCCTTTTAGCTCATCTGGAATCCATGCTCCAATATTTTGGAGTACTCCCATTACTTCAGAACCAAAGTCATTAATGCTAGACTGTATATCAGATAAAGTATCACTTATTCCAGCAGTTAGATCTCCAGGGTCGCCAAGGTCTATAACATTAGGAGAAGTAGTTGATAGAGACGAATCACAACCTTCATCTTGCACTGGAACTGCCAGTGTAGAAGCTCCAGATCTTAGTTCTGCTTGCAACTCTAACCAAGTTTTTGCCATAATACTTTACTCTACGGGCAATCGATAACCTCATCAGCACCAGATGGAGCGATTTCTCCAACCAGCTGATTAAACTTACTATTATCTAGGCAAGAAAAGGATGGTATTGCTTTAGCACCATACCCATTTCCTTGAATAACTATTTCTGGATATTTTTCAAAACTTTTTATTTTGTCTAAAACTTGTACGTCAACTATATTTCCGTTATCATTTATTATAGCTCTAGCAATAGATGGATCACCATTTACATATATTGTGGGAACTTTTGTATAACCTATTCCTGGCCTAATCAAAACAAATCCATCAATAACACATTGTTTAGTTCTAGTTTTATTTGGTGTATATCCTCTTCCTGGTCTTTGAACCAATACTTTCTGCAATCTTCCAGTATCATCTAAAACTGCTTTTGCTGATGCTCCAACACCAACACCATATATTTTTATAAAGGGTGGAAAAACATATGGATCCCCAGGATCTTCGATTGGTATATCTATTATCTTACCATCCTCATCTACTTCAGGTGTACCCAATAACGGTGATTTAAATGTAGGTTGTTGTGGTGTTGTAGAAGGTGGAACAGGAACAGGATTCACAATAGTAAATAGTTTAGATCTAGCGGCTACATTAAATGTAACTTGTCTTGATCCAGTAAAACTTAGGTTTTCGGAAATAGTTATAGTTTTTGTTGCTACACTATTATTCATCGTCATTTTTCCAAGAATACTGTTGTTAACGAAGTCTCCCGTCTGAACCACACCAAACATTACATAATCAAACTCTGTTCCATTTGATATAGTATTGGAAAGATCAGTCAACGTAAAAGTAATACTTTCACCTGCTTCAACAATATTTTTATCCGATACTAAAGAATAAGATACAAACACACTAGGTTGTATATTTACAGTGGAATCAACAAACTCTATGTTATCACTAGCATCTCCTACAGGATATATTGAAAAATGACCAGTAGTTGAAAAATTTGCAATAATATTTGTGTTTATTACCGATATAGTTTCTGATTGACCTCCAGTAGAGAAAAATCCACTACCGATTACCCCAGCAATCATTGGTAATGTAGTTACAGTTTCAGTATCATCATCTTCACCTGGCAAATCATCTTCGTCTGGTTCATATGGATTAGGAAAATCATCAAAATAATCTGGACCAAATGGATCATCTGGTGGTTCCAATACCCCTTCTGGTTCTCCACTAAACTCATCTGGATTTGGTTCACCTCCACCAACATCTGCTTCTGTTAATGGGGGGCATGGAATAGCAGTAGATTCTTGGCAACTTGTTTGTAACGGAACTGGCGCAATATCATCTCGTATATCTGCTATAAGTTTGTCCAACATAGCAAAATCGTCAGCTCCTGGTTTCTTCTCAGGTCCAGTACAATTTTTAAGTTGTTCCTTATCTCTACATTTGTTGCCATTTCCACTACAAGAAATGCCCAAAAGTTGAAAAATATATTCTAATGCAGCACCCAAAATGTTCAGTGGACTTGCAATAATACCTAGTAAAGATTGAAGTGGTCCTAAAATAGCATCTATTAATCCAGTTAAATATGATTCTATTTCAGTCAAAATTTCAGATATTACTGCTTCCACTACACAAGTTGCGCCATTAACAACACTGGTTAATAAATCTGTTATTAATTTAGTTAAAAAATCAAGCAACTTTTTTTCTAAATCAGCGATCGAACAGTTAATCTTTCCCAACTGATCATTTAACCACTGAATAATACTACCAAGAACTCCAGTCTTTTTAGTTTTTATTGCTTCTCCCGTTACTGGATCTATAGTCGGAGCTGGTATACCCATTGCAAACTTAACGATAGCACCAACACCTTTTTTTATCAATGCTAGCATTTGAGCTTTTGCTCTTTCGATATATGCTCTAGCAACACCAAAAGCTCTATTAATATATCCTTTTGCTGCATTAGAATAATCAACTAAAGTTCCAGTAGCATTACTCAATAACTTAGTTCCTATTTGCCCACCACTACTTGAAATAGAACCAAATAGTTCAGTTAGAGTATTTTCCATCCAACTATCAGTTTTATTAGCATCTTTACATGCTACGTCAGCAACGTTCGCACAAGAAAATCTCGTAGAAGTTGCAGTGGTACTGTACTCGGAAGCAGATTGAGCAACAATCGGCGTTGGTCCTGGATTATTAGTTCCCTTTCCTTTAACGTCACCAGTATTTCCTGGTCTAGCATCTGATTTATTTACTGCACCTACTGGTTGAGCAACATATGGATTAGTTGGTGGTATAAATCGAGTAAATGCTAAACATTCTTCAGTTTGTGTTTGAGCACTGAAATCATTACTGCTTGTGGAGTTTGTTACTTTCTGCAAACTACCCATAATAATAGGTTGTTGCCCTATAGCACCATCCATAAAGAAACCAATAACCCAGTCTCCTTTTTGTAACTTCGCAGAAGAGTAGTTACTATTTCCTTCACTGGAAGGTGCGGTAACTGGCAGCATTACTACTGCCCAAGGTAAATCAGATACTGGAACTGCAGTGCAACTTCTTACATGCTGACCGACAATACGAACTTTATACCTGTTAGAATTTTTTACACCATCTTCCGTCTCTACTTGTCCAATCCACCAGTAGAAACCGTCTTTTCCAGCAAAATTAACAGGTAAGTTAAGTTCAGGTAGCATATTTAAACATCAAATACTTTACATTCTAGGGCGTTTGGATTTGAGTCGCAATACAACTCCAATGGAGATGGATCGTGACTATCGTTTGGATGATTTTGTTTATATTTTTCCAGTTGTCCTAGTTCTTCTTCTACATGTCTTCTGGATTGAGATGATACAAGTGGATCATCTAAAATTTTACGATCATTTTCGATATGATCATCGATATTTTTTTCTGACATTTTTTAACTGCCTAAGTTATCTCGGATTAGTTCTAGATTACATACCGCAATCAAACCTTTGTCATTATCTCTAATAACTTCGTAAGATATCTTCTTGATAAGATACAATCCACTATTTGCTTTATCGTATCTTTCTTCTTCTCTCTTCGATTGTACAGATTGATTGGGAAGTTTTACGTTTAGTTTATCTCCTGCCCTCAGTTGAAAATTAATGGGTATAGTGATATTTAGTACCTGATTATTCAATATCATACCTCTGCTGATAGACTGAGCTAACCATTGCTTTTTAAAATCAGGAAACTCAGTGCTACCACCTTTATCTGGTGATGCTATTTCATCTGAATCATGAAATATTTCATGATCAAAACACTGTAACATAATACGAGTTGGATACTCTGATAATGTTTTAATAGTATCTGGAATCTGTTCATCTTTTCCCAAATGATACATTTGAGGGTATTCTTTACTTAAATCAAAGAAATATTCTTCGTATTCACAACTTGATGTATTGAAAAAAGAAATCATAGATGAATATACCCCATATCTCATTTTTCTTAAAATATTTTCTTGTGCTGAAAAAGAATAGTTTAATATTTTATATGAATTTTTTTCTGCAGTATCTCTATCATCCTGAGCAAATGCATAAACATAATCTTTATGTTTAACAGAAGCTTGTATCAATGCATCTATTGATTTAAAAACATATCCATCATATCTCTCAAAGAACATATACCCTGCACTACCAGAAACTACAGCAGCTGATTTTGCTGTTGCTGAGTTAGTAACACCGTTTTCTCCAGATGTTGTTCCGCTACCTGTTGTAGAAGAAGTCGCATTTGCAATAGTTGGATTTGCTGAACTTGATACACATTCTGGGAGAATAGATGTTATTACATCAAATGGACGCTTGAGTGAAGGTATTAGTTTCATTTTATACTTACACGTCTCGCCATCAACTATCTTTCTATCTCCTAATTTTATATAGTTATCAATCAAATCCGCTGCAATAGCATCGCCAGTTCCCTTCAAAACTTTACCAACTCGCAAAGTTTCATTTCTAAGTGCTGCTTCAGAAAATAAATCAAGTATATACAGTTGTTTACTTTTAGAAACGATTCTATTTCTCACACCATAAACAACAAACCTCCATTTAAAAGTTTCTTCTGAAATATTTGGTGCTTGTAACTCTATATCTACTATTTCGGTGCCAACAATAGGAACAGTTCCAATAAGGTTTATAGCAGTATCAAATATCATCAACTCTGCTGCCATCGTATAACTTTCCACATTTTCAAATATTTTTATGCCAAATATTTGCGCTTCTGGATTGTTACCAGTAAGCATGTGCTCTTTTCCTTTTGTATCTGTTATAATAACTTTTTTAACTACTGCATTTAAATCCAATCCCATTACATTGACCCCCAAGGAGAAGAAATACAGAGAACAGATGCCAATCCATGACATGATGGATCGTTAGAATATTCTGAAGTATCTTGAGACGATTTAGAAGGTGACGGAACACTAGATGAGGATTCTCCGCCAATAACATTAATGATTGCTGTTTCGGACATTTCATCTGCTACTTGATTTGTTGCGGCAATAGGTGGTGCTGAAGGGGCAGTTTTAGGTGGAGATGCAGTGCTTGTCTCTGATTTTTGTGACGTATTACTTGCTAGTGGATTTAATATACCACTAAACATTTTTACCATTTTTTCAACATCATCTAAACGTTGTTCGACCGTTATCTTATTATTGATATTAGCAACGCCAAACATCGAACCACCCTTTTCGTGTCCCAATAAATCTTTTATAGCGGCATCAGTTGCTGCTCTCCTGTTTCCAAGACCTTGAGGAACTGAACCAAGAGAACCAGAACTAGCTGCTCTCTGTAAAGCAGGAACTGCCTTATCAGATGCACCTTGCCCCATAGGTGTTGTCAACCATCTAGTAAGACGCTGGAACCAGCCACCCTCTTCAAAAGATGTCAGATTACTCTGCTTTGGAATAGCAATCTCTGGTCCATGGATTCCACCCAAATCCTGTTTTTCATTTTGTCTTGACCAAACTGGAGTTTTATTGCTATTATCAATTAGTTTATCATTTGCTCTATAACTATATTCTCCTGGTTTTAATACACTAGCATTATTAAATGGATTCCAATCCCTCTTTGTACTAACTTGCCTGACAACTCCAGTACGCAAGTCTCTAACTAGATCGAAACTATCTGCCTTACCCTGTTTTTGGACTTCATCTAGATACAGTTGAGTAACTTTTTCTCCTGGTTTCCATCTATAAATCTGTCCTTTATTATCATACCAATATTTCTTATTACTTCCAACAACAGGATTGAGGTCTGCACTTGGAACCATAACTTTATCTCCAGATGCAAGTTGAACCTGTGTTCCTTTAACCTCTTTTTCTGTAGTAAGCGCAGTTTCGCCATCTGCAACATTTATTCCAGCTGGCGCTATTCTTTCCATAGCTGCTCCAGCACCAGGAATATTTTCCAATGTTTGTTTCGTATCTTCTTGACGCTCATTCGATCTTTCTTTATTAGCATCACCAGTTGGTTTTGGCGAACCACTGCCAGTAGTTTTATTATCTGTTTCTTTCTTAGCACCCAAAGCCTCTAGAGAACCAGAAATAAGATTTTCTAAGAACTTTGATCTTTCTTTCTTAGCACTGGCATCTTCTTTAAACTTACCACCACCAACTTTTAGATTTGGTAATGCTTGAGACATGCCAAACTGTCTAGCAAGATTTTGAATATCTGGACCCAATGCTTGCGCTACGGGAGTTCCCAACGGACCCATTCCTTTCACGAACTGATCAACTACAGAAAGCATAGAAGCAGCAGATGCTTTTATTCCAGGATCATCAGATCCAGAAAGACCTTTTGATTTTGCATCAGCACTGTTTAAATCAACAACTGCTTCTTTTCCTGCTTCACCCAACATAACAGAACCAGAAGAGTTCTTTATTCTCGATTCTGATGTTCCATATTCGTTACCCCATGCGGATCCCCAAGACCCCTTTTTGCTATTTGGATCAAATGCTTGTCTAAAATTTTCTCTAAGATTGGCGTCAATCTCTGCCATCTTAGCATTTGATTTACTAACATCCCCACCTGCCATTATTAGTTCAAAAATAGCTCTGAATGGAGCTCCAATAGTCTCTGCCACAGCAGACTGGCCGTCAAGCACACGAGCAATAGGATCTTCTGTCATATCTAACAGCTGATCAGGTATGATCCCAGTTTGTGCTGCTATACCAACTGGAGTAAGCGGAGGTATCATTAAAAAAGTATTCAAAAATGGATTTTTTAGAACTTCCTTTTTCTTTTTACTGTCAAGTGCTCTCCATTGATCCCCTAGACCACGGGTTGCTTCTCCAACTGCGCTAGCAGCAAGTCCTGTGCCCGCCACAGCGGCAGTTGCTGCCGCACCAGAGGCAACTGCTCCTGCCGTAATACCACCTCCCGCTGCCGCTCCGCCGCCCGCTGCAGCGCCTCCACCACCCAATCCCAACATGTTAGCAACTGGACCAGGAAGGAATCTGGCGATCAGTGCAGACAATCCACCACCAGACATCAATCCAGATACAAAGTTAATAACACCTTGCATCTGTTGCCACTTATCCATCAAAAATCCAGTTAAGGTATCTCCACCAGTTTTTTCTGATGATGCCATTCCAAACATACCAGAAGCACCAGCAGCTCCAGATGCTGATTGTGGACGTTCACCGCCCATCAGTTCTATTAGTTCTCCTTGTGATTCTAGTTGATCTGCAAGAATAGCTTGTACACCCGTTATTCCGTTAGAAGTAAAACTACTAGATTGCAGTTGAGAGTTTAATAGTTGAGTTATAGCAGTTAAACCACCCTGAATGGAGGTTGTATCCGCAACAAGCGAACCAAATCCACCTGTAAGTATTTTTGCTAGTCCAGCTCCAGCACCACCACCTCCTCCCCCAGTAGGGGATGATTTAGGTTGTTCTGGTTTAGGTGGTTCTTTATATTTAAAGTTTTCTCCAAATGTTTTTTTGCCAGATAAAAATCCACCACCAAAGTTATGGGCAAGTGCTTTTTTAAATAGTCCTTTTTTATCCTCTTCAGCAACTTCACCGCCTTCTGCTTCTACTTTTTCTTGACGTTCTTTTTCTTGTTTAGCATCATCTCTAGATTGCATAGCTTTACCAGCTATAAATCCACCTAATGTTTGTCCACTCGTTTTTTGAGATTGCTCTACGCCAAATGACATCTATCGACCCTACCTTGTATTGATATTTATCGTGAACGACGCATAGTTAACTCTCTGATAAACTTAAGGGGGTCAAAAAATGCACCACCACCCGAACTTCGGGTTGAAGATCTAGAAGACGGAGACACTGATGGTTGTGAAGAACCACCACCTACTCTATTGACAACAATATTCCCCTGTTTTTTATCAGACGTTGCAACCACCCTTGTCTGAGAACTAACTGTTTTGGGAATAGGTGCAGGTTTTGGTAGTTTTGCGTCATAAAACCATCCATGGAAGTTATAGTTTTTACCTCTAGTAATATCGCCAGGTTTCATATAAGGTTTCTGACTTTCTCCCATAAAATCTGTTCTACCACCAACAAATCTTGCTGCTGCTTGCTGTAAAGTGGGATTTGTTATAGATTTTGCTGCCATATCAACTTTACTTGCATTCCCAACCGCAGCAATAGCAGATTTTCGATCTTTAATAGCATTCCATTTACCAGCATTATTAAATGTTGGTTGATACTGTCCAGGAGCAGTTATAATAGATGATATACTTCTTCCGCCAGGATAAGAACCAATTGCAGCACGATTATATAAAGACTGTGCAACATCTGCTTGTCCCTGTGAATGTAATGAATCTTCTTTTGATGTTAATGCTGCTATTTTCCAAAACTCCGCAGAACCACCAGCAGAAAAATAAGAAGAAACTTTTGCATCTAATCCAGAAGCAATCTCTGACCATCTTTTAAATACTCCCATTGGATCATCTTTCATGCTATATTCTTTGTTTTCAATCGGATAAACTTCAAACCCCCCATCAAATACACGAACGATCTCTTTACCGTGTAGAGTAACGGGCAAACCCTGAATATTACTATCAAAACCACTTTCGGGTCCATCCACAATGTATGTACCTAATATATTTTTGCTATTTCCGATAGAAGTACCTCTAGAAGCTGATATTTTAGCAAGTACCGCTTTGGAATCTGCTATTCTTTCCGCTTGTTCTCTTGGCCCTTGGTCTGCTGGTCTTTCATAATTATGCAACACCCAATTACTTGCTTCTTCTATTGTTTTTGATGCCTTGAAACGACCTTCACGATCATATGTAGGAAATTCTCTTTTCAACATTTCATAGTTAATTGCGTCAGTCAACCCTTGTTTGTCTGGATCAACACCCATGCTCTTAGCAAGGTCATATAACTTCTGCTGTCTGGATGCAGTAGTCCATTGCGCCCACCCATATCCACATTTTCCAGGCATTGCTTGAGGAAGCAATCCTTTTTTGCTGCCCTCCAACAAATCTGGGACAAGATTAGTATTTTCTTGAGTTAAGTTTCCTACGATTCCTGCTGCCTGAAAGTCTGCATAACCCAAATCTTTCATGAGCATTTTTGCTATCTTTACTGCTTTTTCGCTAGCGTTACCAGTAAAATCTCCAGGAGTAACATTTTCTCCAGTAATACCAGTAAATGTTTTATCTATAAACTTGGAAATAAAATCTTCATCATTTAAAAACTTACCCCAAGTTTTTCCAAACTCTTTAGAAGCAATATCTTTTTCTCTTTCAGCAGCCGCTGCAGGTCCACCTAATAAGTTACTTAGTATGCTATCAGTAACGCCTAATGCTAAAGCAAATGGTTTTACTAGTGATTTTACATATGGTAAGAAAAATCCACCAATCGCACCAGAACTTTTTATAAACTGACTAATCAAGTTAACAGAAGCAATACCTGCTGCTTGTAAAGGTAATTGCATTACATCAGCATATGGCACTAAAGATTGTGTTTTATCTTTTTTAGGCAATCCTGGGGTTATGCCTCCTTCTGCTTTTTTATCTGGAGAAGATGGGGGATTTACGGTTGGTGGTTTTGATGAGGATTGATTAGATTGAATAGAATTTGTGGTATTTTTGGATGATTCATCCACAGAATCAATATCTTCAGTATCGTCTTCTTCTTCATCCGAAAGTTGCTGTGGTTTTTTTGCTTCTGCTATCTCAATCTCTGGAAAATTAGAAAACTTATGAGCAATCGCAGTAAATACTGCTTTTTCTAGTTCTGCGCGTTGCGCTAACATATCAGTCAAAATCTCGATATTTTGTGCCATAGCAAGATCTTGCTCTGTCACTTCCGACATAACTTTACCGAGATGATATATTTTAGTCTTTATTTCTTCGGTTTGTCTAGAAAGACGATAAAAACCTTGTTCTAGCTCCTTGCCAAATGACAACTGTTGCTTTTGTTGTTCTCTTTTTTCCTTTGTCTTTTTCTCTAATATTTTTGATACAAAATATCCACTAAGAGTTCCACTAGATGTTTTTTTCTTCTTATTTTTATCTTTTGATTTTCCGCCAAGCAAAAACTCAGTTAGGGTGCCACCACCAGATGTTGATTTTTTAGATTTTTTCTTATCTTTTGATTTAGCATCATTTCGAGACTTCGATGCTTTTTCTACGATATATTCTGTTAGTGTTTTTGCCATGATCGACCTACCTAGCTAAAATATTTAGAAAAACCTTTTTTGTCAAAAATTTGCCGAGATTTTTTTTCGACCAATTTGGTATTTAAGAGTCATTTTTGAAATCACTGCATCCTACGAAGTTTTTGAAGTTCCATGACCATGTTCGTATCCATTTTTAAATCCACAAAGACAGGAGTTGAATCTGAGTATGCAGTTGATACAATACCATTTGATTTACTCATAGGCATCTCTATAGTAGTAACTTTTGCAGCTGGTTTGTTTTCTGTAGCAGTTACAGTTGAAGTTGGTGATGCTGGTGGAGTCACTGGCGATTTTTGCTGCAACACTGATTGTATTTCTTCATAACCAGATTGTCCCGACTTAACTTTGTTAGCAAGTTTTGGGTATAATTTTGCCCATTGTTGCATTGGAGTTAGATTTGGATCAACTACAGTAGTGGTTATTTTTTCTACAGCATTTGCTTGTGGTTTTTTGCTTTGTGGTTTTGACGATGATGATGTTGGTCTTCTATCTTGTATAAACCTATTTTGAACACCTGGAGCATTCAAAGTATTCATCGTATAACTTTTTCCTGATTTGTTTAACTGCTGCCAACCGTAGTTTTTACCTGCCCAATAAACATCTTTGCCATTTAGTTTTGCTTTTGAACCCAACTCTCTTTCCTTTTTTTTGGTTTTAAAAACACCCATGGGATCCCACCATGCATTACCACCAGAAGCAAAACTAGGTTTATTTTGATGAGTCCATTCAACTGGGTCTATCCTGTCTCCCCAGCTACCTTTCCTAACTTCCCAGTGTAGGTGTACCCCTTCAGAGTGTCCAGTTGTACCCGTTGTTCCCAAAACCTGCCCCGCTTGTACCTTAGATCCCTTAGTAATGCTATCTGCCACTTTTTCTAAGTGACCATAAAATGTGAATATCTTGGGAGAGTCATGTTGAATCTCCACATAGTTTCCATAACCATAACCACTATTTTTTGGCCAGTCTCTATTAACATCAGTAATCGTTCCAGCAAAGGGAGTAATAATCTTAAGATTTTGATATCCTGCTGGAGCTAAGTCGATACCAGTGTGGGGTTTGCCCCACCGCATACCAAATCCAGAAATATAATGTAATTTTCCCGTGTCTGATTTTGTATACGGAACCCACGCAGGAGGTTTAGAAACATTAGTTCCCCCCATTCCACCAAGACCTTCGCCATTTGGTCCGATTGTCAAAATATCTTTTGCTATTTCTGCAGCACCACCACCTTCTCCATCTTCTCCTTCGCGTACCCCACCTTCAAAAATCAAACGGTTATTCTTAAAATATAGTTTCCATGACTTATAGAACTTCCTTTCTTCACCTTCATTAGGAATCACGCCAGCATATGCTGGTCCACCTAACATATCCAAAACAATATTTACGGGTATGCCAAGTATTGATGCAGCAGACTGAACTAACTTTGGTAACGCATTATTAAAATATCCTGCGAGTGGTCCCAAGGAAGACAATACATTACCAAATACAGATATTACTGAACCCAGCAATCCTTTCATGGGCAAAGACATAACTTTGCCCAATCCATTGATGTATTCAATCTCATCATAGTTACCAAACATATCTTTACCATAGTTTCTATTCAATGGTATAATCGCTGTGCCTGGTGCCAAGTTTCCTACAGTAGGATTAGTATAGATTCCAGGTTGGATTATATTTTTTAGTCCAGTGCCAGGAGATATGCCACCTTCTGCCATTGCTGGCATGGAAGTTGACATCAAACCAGAAGAGGCTTTTCTTGGCGATTGTGGTTTGGTATCTGGTTTCCAAAACTCCCACCATTGTTTTGGTGGTTCTGGTTCTTGTTTTGGTTCTGGTACTTCAGGAGTAGACTCTTGTTGTATCGGTTCTTTATCTACTTGAATATCATCCAATCCCAAATCAATAGATTGTTCTCTTGATTTAGATTCAAGATCATTTAGAAACTCAGTGTAGTTTTCTACTTGCTGACCAACTAAAAACTGGGCAAGTTTTAATCCTTCATTACTAGATCTTATGACAGAAGTTCTTCTCTTAACTAATGTCGTCTGCGCGGATAACTCAGCACTTATGTTATCTAAAATAGCAGATAACTCAGTAATCTTTTGACGTGCAGCATTAGGAAACTTCTTGGGGATTAACTGCAAAGGAGACTTAGACTCAGTAGAGTTTGAAATAACTTCTTCTTCAGGTGAAGAAGCAAGAGTTTCTGTTAAAGATTTTGGACTATCTTCTGATGTCTCGGCATCTACTATTTCTTTTATCTTAGTCTCTTCTTCTTGTTGCTGAGCAAGTTTAATATCAGAAGAGTTTGTGTAACTACCTTCCCATGGATCCGCAATAGGTTCCATAGGTGCTATCAAAGGTTCTGCTGCTTGAACATTTGCAGACTTTCTGCCCTTGACTATCTCAGCTATTCTAGATTGAACTTGTTTTGCTTCAATCTTATCATCAACTTCTTTGCGAAAAGGTTTCTCTAGAAACTCCTCAACCAACCATTTCTGATATTGCTCTTGATTGTATGCACCACCGTACTTATCATTCTGATTGACTTGAGGATACCAACCACCAGATTTAATGTTCTCGATTAATCGATTGGCGTCTGCTTCAGACAATTTGACATAAGATGAGTATCTAGTACCACCTAGTTCAGGCAGTTCTCTACCAGTCAATCTACCTTTAAGTATTAACCAAGATTTTTCACCAGTTTTGTCCGCAGGCCACCATGGTTGCTTAGGATCTAATATACCCTCTGGCGGTTGTTCTATTTCTAAGTCTTCTGGATTCATTTCATCGCCTTCTGTCTTGCTTTGTCGTTTTGCTCTTCAATATAAGCGTTTAACATAGTGACATACACGATTCTTTCCCAGGGAAGCATGTTCTCTAACTCCGATAATGAAAACTTATGATGATACATCAAGTTAAAGTTTGATTGATAGTGGTTCACCAGATTTTCATGGAACATGCTTATCCGAAAAAATTTACAAGTCCCTCAATAGTATAATCTGATTCAACTTCTGTTTTTGGATTTTTAACTGTGAAAGTATGAGATAGTTTTGGCATGGTAGCAAAGAAATCTTTCACTTTCTCAAACTGTTTTGAGGTCATGCCACCAATCCACTCTTCAATCTCCTTCTTTGGGGTAGTTTTTGCTTCATACACATCTTCACCAACAAAAATTTGATCAACAGAATCTACAATAATATCAAATACTTCTTCTGCATTCAAACTCTTCATCATGATTTGCGTTTGAATAAACTGATCCATGCCTGGATACTTCATGATCAATCCAGAATCATCCGACAACATGATTTTATTTGTGTGTTTTTTGTCCTTTATTACTTTTACTTGGTTGATATCCAACTCATAATCAACTTGAGTTTCATTATCATCTTGACATGTGATTTTCATTTTTACAGTCTCGCCAACAGATTTGGCGCGAATGTTAAGAAACAAATATTCAATATCAAAAGAAGCAAGTTCAGTAACTTTAACTCCTCTAGTCAATACACAATCTTTTACTATATCAACAACAGCATTTGTAATCTGTTTTTCATCCTCAGATTCCATTGCCATAAGAAGAATCTTTTCTTCTTTCACTAAGAATGGTCTGTATTTAATAGTCTTGCCTGTAGATGGTAGTTCCAACTCATAGTTAGGCACTGGTGGTTTTGGTAAAGCCATGATTACTCCAAAAAGATATGATGTCGTAAAAATATTTAGATGAGATTATATTATCTACCGTTCAAGGTATCTTTTCCTATACCCCAACGTCTGTAATAAAAATTACAGGTAATTTTCACTAACTGAGAAGAACCATACGAAAGAGGTGTTTGATCTAACGAATATGGCCAAGCATCATACAAAGTATAAGTAGTTGAGATTGCTCCGTTATCGTTTGTTCTGGATCTCTCGGTCTTATATATTTTTATTTTTGATTGATATTCGTTTGGATATCTTAGTCTTCTACCAGATTCAGTTCCATCAGCATTCCCATTGCCATCATCAAAAATAAATCGCATCCATTCACCAAGTTTATGTAATGGAGTCATATATGCATCACACATAAATGATAGTTGAATGTCATTATATATTGGTCCAGTTGGATAATAGACTGGCGCATCTCCAGCCATTCTAGTTACAGATCCTGTTGCAAATTGATATCCTGGTAAAGAAACTTCATCACAAAATATCATCATTCTAGTGTCGTCAGTGATGGAACTATTTTTATAGGACCAAGTAGTTCCGCCAAATAACTTAGTACCAGAAAAATCAATTTCCACAGCGAAGTTATTACTGGTCGCCATACCCTTTCCTTGGGTTATCATCGTCAGTAATGATTGTATTCCTGTGCTTGCCATCTATAAATATTTGGGGAAGATGTATTTATATTTATGGCATACTCTGGATTCTTTAAACCAACTAACCCCAAGAAATACAGAGGCAACCCAACGAACATCATCTACCGTTCGCTATGGGAAAGAAAGTTCATGATGTTCTGCGACCGCAATCAAAGTGTCATGGAGTGGGGCAGTGAAGAAGTTGTGATACCATACCGCTCACCGATTGATGGTAGGGTACACAGATATTATGTGGACTTCTATATTAAAGTTCGTACCAAAACAAATGAAATCAAAAAATATCTCATTGAAGTTAAACCGAAGAAGCAAACAGTTCCTCCACCACCATCAAAAAAACAAACTAAAATATACAAAGATAAAGTATTAACGTTCTTAAAGAACCAAGCGAAGTGGGAAGCCGCAAGTGACTGGTGTGAGGATAGACAAATGCAGTTCCTTATTCTCACCGAAGATCACTTGGGGGTATAACAAATGGCAAAGGGATTTAAATCCACAAAAAAAGAAAAATCAAAAGGATACAATACACTTTTTGAAAGAGTAAAAGAAAAAAGTGGCGGCGAAGAACAGTCTTGGCAGTGGTATAGAAAGACTGTTCGTTCAATGGCGTTGGAATATAAACAACAACCTGAAAAAACTATACGCGACGAAAGAAAAGACAGAACAGATACTGAAGATAATCAAGACGAAAATAGATTAAGAAGATACGCCAGACAAGGAAGATTATTTCTGTTTGAATACGAAGCAAAGATGAAGTACCTTCCTTACTATGATACGTTTCCGCTTGTATATGTGTTCAGTGCAAATGCAGATCACTTTATTGGAGCAAACTTACACTACTTACATCCAAGAAAAAGACCACACGTTATAGAAAGATTAAAAGATGGAAGAATTGATATACCTCGCGTATGTATCCATAAATATATTCTAGACCATGTTGACGGATTTCTTCTTGATCTTGCTATAGATGAATGGGATACTGCTATCTCATTACCCGTTGAACATTTCGTAAGGGAACGAGGAAATGTTTTAGTGCCATACAAATCAACAGATGTATGGACAGAAACAAATGATAAATGGGGTGATAGAATCAAAGCAAAACGAATCATCAAAGGTTATGGTAGACCAGAAGACATCGAGGAAGTAAGTTAATGTCACGATTAGTTTATCCAGAAAGAATACAACGTAGTAAAGACTACATTAAATTTCAGTTTAAAGAATATGACACACCATACAAAGGCGGTGCTTCTGGAAACGAAGCTGGTCAAGATTATTTTGCAACTAAAGAACTCGCTAATAAAGGAACTCCAATATATTTACCAATGCCAGATGAAATTGGTTCTTCATTTCAAGGTAACTGGGGAGGAAAAGATATCACAGGATTAGCACAGTTAGCGTTAGGAACAGTTGGAAAAACAGCAGGTGGAATAATAACAGGTGATGCGAAGCAACTGGTTGGTGGCATAGCAAACTTGTTTAAAGTAGATACGTTAAAATCTGCTGGTGGTGGTCTTGTCGCAGATGCACTAGAAACATTAGGAGCTAAAGTAAATGAAGCGCCTGGTCTGGGAGGAAATCTAACAACAAATGACATCCTACAACTAACAACAGGATCAATCATAAATCCAAATACCGAACTTCTATATAGTGGAACTGGACTAAGAACACATGGGTATTCATTTAAAATGATACCACACACTAAATCAGAAGCAACTAGTATTCTTCAAATAGTTAATGAGTTTAAAAAAGCATGTGCTCCCAAAAGAAAAAGTGCTGCTCTTGGAGATTTAACAAAAAACTTCATAGGTTTGCCTGATTTGTGTGAGGTAACTTTTATATCTGGAAGTACAGAAAATCGAAATCTTCCAAAGTATAAACCCTCCGCAATAACATCAGTACAAGTTAACTATGTTACAGATGGTAAATATGTTTCTTTTACTGGTGGAGAACCTATCGGAGTAGCATTGACTGTCGCATTCATGGAAACAAAACTAGTCTTTAGAGAAGATATCGAAGGAGGTAGTGCAAGATAATGGCATTTTTTAATCGTATACCAAATGTAGAATATGATAAGAAACCTTCAAGGTTTCCATATTCCGAAAAAGAATATGTACTCGTGAAAAACTTCTTTCGTAGACACAAGTTAACAGAAGAATCATACAACTACATCAATCTATTCAATGAATATGTTCTCACTGATGAAGACCGAATAGATTATCTTGCATACAAAACATATGGGCAATCAGAATTTGACTGGGTTATTCTGATTACTAACAATGTAATCAACTCATACTTTGATTTACCAGTAAAAGAATCTGACCTGTATGAAATGGTAGACTTTGCCTATCGCTACGAACCATTTGAAACAGGTGAAGAAAATACATTACCAGCCGATAGAACTCATCACTACGAAACATACGAAATCAAAAACTCCCAAGGGAAAATTGTTCTACAGAAAGGATTAAAAGTAGAACGTTCTTTCTATACGTCACCATTCAAGTACAATGATGGGAATGGAACTATCGTAACTAAGACTGGCAATCAAGTTTGTCGTATCGTTACCAACTACGAATACGAAAAAACTCTGAACGATGATAAGAGAAAAATCTATCTCTTACGTCCAGAGTTTGTGCAAGATTTTATTGATCAGTATGAGAAAGAAATGGAATACTCTAAGTCTTCCTCATACATCGACAGATTCACTAAGAAATCTGGAGTTTAATCAGTCTTCCTCAGCAAGGCGAGCGAAGTAACTGAGAGCATCATCTTCTTCCTCATCTACACCAGCAGCGACTGCAACCTTAGGAAGGGCAGGTTCGCGGCGGGTAGCAGGAGCAGGAGCAGAGAACTCTTCATCCTCTTCCTCATCCATCACACGAGTTGCTTGAGCAGCACGGGCGGATGCAGGAGTCTGAGTGATGCCAAGCACCAGATTCAGACGCTCTTCAAGTTCTTCATAGGACTTGAAGTTATCAGGAGACACAAATGCCTGAAGAGAATGTGCCTGACGCCAGATAGATTCCAGTTTGGTATCATCTGCATTCAGAGCAGAAGGAGCAGCGAACTCGGACTTGTCGTAGTTCCAGTAACCAGCAACATTAGTGATTTTCAGTTTAAAGTTAGCACCTTCCCACAGATCGAAAGGATTCACAGGAGTTTCATCTTCAAACTCAGGTTGCATAGCGGCAGTGATCTTGTCGAAGATCTTCTTACCAAACTTGTACAGGAACACTTTACCCTCGTTCTCAGGGTTTGCTTTGTCACTCACAACATAGATGTTAGCATAATAAGTCAGTTTACGCTTCTGCTTACGAGCAGTTTCTTTATCAGAATCACGACCGCTATTCCACAGACGACGGTTCACTTCACCAACAGGATCTTTCTGACCAAGAGTAGTCAGAGAGTTTTCGATGTACCAACCACCATCACCTTGGAAGGCATGAGAATATAGCTTAACGAACGGAATGTCTTCTCCATCAGGTGCAGGAAGAAAACGAATAACAGCGAACCCGTTACCAGCGGCGTCAACACTGGGCTTCCAGAAGCGATCATCGCTAGTGGAAGTAGAGTTTGCTTTCTCAAGTTCCTTCGTCAAAGAAGCAAAGGAGTTTTGAGATTTACGCTTAAGATCAGCGAAAGACATAGGATTACCTCGGATTGTTTTGGATTTGGTTTGTGTGACGCCCGATCACTTAGTCATCATACCACAGGCAGAGGTCGGCGTCAACCCTCTGCCTCTATCTCCTTCTCAAACTGGTCGAGCTTGGCAAGCATCTCACGCATCAGGGAGAGCACGTCAGCGGTCTCCCACCAACCGTAGAGCATCTTAGCACCCTGTTCGATCTGCTCGCACATATCAACTGCTCTGGGATCGTCTGATAGTTTCAGACGCATGTAAAAGATCTGTTGTTTTTCAACCAGTGCTCGTACAGTATCAATATAGTTCAGCTGATCTTCTTTGCTCCCTTGAAAAGGACCAGAAAGTGTCAGCTCCATTGCTTCCATTTGAAGACGCTCCATTTCTTTTGCTTCTTCACGGACAATATCAGAATCAAAGAAGTCAGTCATACCAGCATCAGTTTAGCGCGAGATGTTTTTTTGATGAAGTTCAGTTGTTGAGCTTCGTGCTTAAGTTTTTCTTTAAGAGGTTTGGAAATCAGTTTAGGAACAGTTTCAATCTCAATATCATTTTCACTACAGAAATGTAGAATAGCATCAATGTAACTCATCTTGTCATTATTTACAAGAGTTTCTACTTCCGTAGAAAACTTCGCAATAGTCATAAATTTATCCTCTATTAGTTTAGATTTATCCTCCATATGTTTCCTGGTAGAGTGAGCGTAGTTCTATGAAACGGTCGAGATATTTCTTCTCAGGTTTCTTGATAACGACTTGAGTGTTACCATCTTCACATGCAACGATGGTGACAAGTTGTTGAATGCGTGTCTTATATAGTTCATAAAACATGCACCCATAAACTGTTTCTTGAATATAATAGTCTTCCATCCATTCTTCGCGCTTCTCTTCCGCTGAGGTTTTGAAGTCAATGACGGATGGAATACCATCAAACTCACCGATGCAATCAACTCGCCCTGCAACTTCCAAGTTGTCAGAGTATAATGCTGCTTCTTGTAAATAGACCTTAGTGATTCTATTGAGAGTTGGAACAGCATTTTTAAACATCATAAGGGGGAGGGGTTGCCCTTTGAAGTTGTCCTCATTATAGCAGTTATTGAGCAAATCTTCAACCATCTTATGAAAGTTTGTGCCGCGAGTAGAGGCACGAGTTGAGATTCGCTGCGCTTTGTCATGACCGACACGCTGCTTCCACTCATTCAGTTTCTTTTTCTTCTTCGGGCACACCCCAAGAACAGTTGTAATAGATGGATACTTACCACCAGAAGGTGTAGGATAAAGCCTACGACCTTCTACCATGATAGGTTCAATCTCAATGGGTTTGAATGACGAAGAATGAAGAAACATTTAGAAACCTAGATTAATTTTACTAATAATGTAACTGCGAACAAGACCAGAACGAACGATGTCTTGCACACCAAACTCAATAGATTCAAACTCATCCATTGTAGAGATGATCTTTTGAAAGTCAAGGATGCCATTGCGTTCGTTAGTTTTGATCAAATCTGTCTGTTGCACATCGCCACAGAACATAATCTTACAATCCTGACCAACACGAGTGATGATTGAATCAAGTTCGTGGAAGTTAAGGTTCTGCATTTCATCTACAACAATGATGCAGTTATCCATGGTGGTGCCGCGCAGGAATGAAGTAGACCAGAAGCTGATGGTTCCTTGGTTCTTTAGATTGCCATACAGTAGTTCAAACTCTTCATCAGTTGAAAGGTTGAACATATACTTTACCATATTCTTATAAGGAATCTGATAGAGCGATGACTTATCTTCATGGTCACCAGGAAGGAAACCAATCTCGCGTGTCGCTACAAGTGAGCGAACAATATAAACTTTTTCGTAGGGAGTGTTCTCGTTCAGAACATCTTTGAGTGCCAGATAGAGAGCAACAAATGTTTTACCAGTGCCAGCAGCACCGTAAGCAAACAGATGCTTATCATTTTCCCATGCTTCAAACATCTTACCTTGTGATTCGGTAAGAGGTTCGATATCTTTAGCAAAATATTCTTCGTTGAGAGGCTTCTTGCGCTTCATTTGCTTTACGCTCATTCCAGTTGGAACAGCTTGCTTAGTCTTACGATTTCTTACAGGCATATTCAGAGACGATTAATGTTTGAACCAGGGGTATCGGCAGCACGATTGATAATGTGTTTCCAATCGCTATCAGTTTTATTCTGCCAGTTTCCTACTTCAGATACGGCATGAAGTATTGTAGGCATCTGAGTTAGATGAGGATTGTCTGTGAGATATTGTTCCCTTTCAGCCATATACATCCACTTCTCAAACTCATCGCCTGTATTGTTATCTTTGAATCTGTAAGTTGGCATCTTCAATAAACCATGATGGAACAGTGGCAGGAGATTTCCATTTCGCAAACGAAACTTTATCTCCAATATAGTAATTACGGTATGACTGGATACTATCTCCAGGCACTTTATATTTATCTGGCATCGCAGGAGGGGGGTCAACCCACCCAGCATGTTTAATATTGAATGGCGGAACCCAAAGATAACTAACCATACTCTCAGTGCTATGATAGTTTCCATAACGTCGGGTGTATTCTACACAGCAGTGCTGAAACAAATCAAACAACCAGCGATAGTGTGACGAAGATTGTCGCACCCAAATGTTAGAAGGATGATTGATATGGGATGCTTTGTATAGAATGTCTTCGCGTGGTTTGTCAAGTCGCCAGCGTTTGATGCTGCGATTGTTTGCCGTCTTGGCAGTATAAGGAATGCCGTCAAGCACACGATGAGCAGTAGACATGAGTTGAGCATACTCAACAATCATTTTCACTACATGCTTATCGCAATGCTCGGCGGCACAAGTGCGTGGGTCGTAACTCAAGTAGAAGATATTCATAGAGTCTCTGTCATTGACTCCATTATATCACCATTCCAGTGCTTCTGCAACCGTTGGAAACTGTTCTTTGAACACCTCTTTACACTGCTCAGCGATGACCATATGTTCTTTCTGTGTTCCGTTAGCAGAACGCAGATTGATATAGTGTGCCCAAGAACGCACTGAGCCTGTCATATACAGGCGCGTGGTAGTTGCTAAAGGAAGCACAAAGCGAGCACACTCCTTAGCGACACCATGCTCTAGCAGGCGCTTGTAGAGGTTGTTAGAACGGATGAAGTGCTCTTGAATTTCTGTCTCAAGAACAAGTTTTAGATACCCTTCAAGATCATCAGTAGAATTCTGACGATTCTTATCATCTTGACGACGCAATTCTGGTACAGGAATATCTCCTGTTAACAGATTAGTATCAGCATAGCGTTGCGAAAACTCTTGGAATGTAAATGAACGGTGACGCAAGATTTGCGCTGCAATACCACGGGAGGTTTCAATCTCCAGTGTCATATGAGATTGCTCAAACACAGACCAATGATTATGCTTAATACAATAACGCAATAACCCTGCGTAGTTTTCGTTATCTTGATTACTAGGGTTAGACACTCTAGCAACATACGCCATTGTCTTTTCTGCATCAGGCGTGACGGAAATGAGTTTAACTTGAGAATGGATTGTCATATTGTGTGGCACCATCGAGACGACGAACTTCAGCGAGAGTAGATTTACGATAACGATTGTATTGCTTTACAATCTTTCTAAACTCTTTTTCATTAATTTTTGCGCTTAGAAAAGGAGTTTGTGGTTCTACTTCAGGTGATTCTACCACTTCTTGTGCTTCAATGTCAATGATTTCTTCAGTCATATTAGTTAGATGTAAGATTTAAAGTCACAGAAATAATGTCTCCACTATTTGCTATATTATATGGAGCACTAGGAAATCTTTCAGCAAACAATACCTGATTGTTTGTTGTAGTGATAACATAATATCCATGTACGTTTCCAACAGATCCAGTAAAAGACCACGTTTGTGTTGGATATGATGCAGTTGGACCGTTAACTGTCCACGCACTGCCGATTAGATTGATAGCAGCATAACCATTGCTCTGAGTTACCTGAGTAAAATCTGTAGATAAACTATCTTGCGATGGAGTATAGTCATTACTATACAAACGCAGTTGCAAATTTTCTACAGAAACATCATTTGCTACCAAATACGCTAAAGCTAAACTTTTAGCAGCATCAGTTACTTGTAGCGCCATTTACTTCCTCCTTTTTTCTTCTTTTGCTGGTTTGTTGCCCCATAGTTTAGGATTAACTCTTCCTTCGGATTGTTTCCAACCTTTTAGACCTTCTCTATATCTATCCCAATAGTAGTCAAAGATTTCTACTTGTTTATCAGAGATAACTAAATCATATGCAAGTGCTCCATCGATTTCATAAGTAACTAAGTAAGCAGTGTAAGGCAAACCTCTATCGTTTGCCAGTTCAGGATCACAGTTTTGATGGAGAATCTTCATCAGGAACGACCTCCCCATTGAATCTGCGGGAAGGTTTCTTCGATAAGTGCCTTTGAAATACGAGTATACTTTTTCTGTAAATTTTTATCTTTCACCAGACAAAGAACTTCTGCTTCATCTGGGTGAAGATTCTCAAGCATTCCCAAAAAGATTTGTTCTCTTTTTGATTGAGTAATACCAGACCCACCTTTTACAAAGTGGAACATTTTTTTACCTTCATTTTCTAATAAAAGATGATCTGTTCCTTCTGGAGCTGGGTTGGGTGTGTATGGGACTTCGCCTTCGGGTAGCATTGATACTACACTTTCATCATAGTTCCAAATAAAAAGTGATCTTAATACTTGAGTATTATTTTGAAGAAGAATCTTTTTCTTTTCTTCTTTAGTTTTTGCGTTATTTACTTTACGCAATACCTCTGAGATTAGAGGGCGGTATGTTTTAGTTGCCATGTCAGTTCAAAATGGTTGTGTGTTACGAAATACATATTCTTCCATCAACTTAGTGAGTTGATGTTGCTGAAAGTATTCTAATGGAACTTTCCTTTCGTTGCTATTTAGTGCTTTGTAATACGATACAATCTCGGTAGCCAGATTTTCTGGAATACATGTAAGATCAATAAGTTTTTTATTCCTCATGTAGTTTGATTTTTCTTCAGGAGTTTTACAGAAATCCCATGGATCTTGTTTTACCCATCTTTCTAAGTTTTTCTTACTTATAGGTTTCTGTCTCTTACCTACCACAAATGTATCAGCATCAGATAGGAAGTTAGGTATGCCATCTGACTTATCTCCTTTAATGATATGCTCTCTGGCATATGCTTTAGGGTCTGCATGTTTAATCTCCTTCTTAAGAATAGGATTATATTGCTTTACAAAAGGATACTTCTGTAGTTGAATAAAATCTTTATCTCCCGAAAGAATCAGAACCTCTTCTGGTTGCCTACCTTCTTTTTCAAGTTTGATATTTCGATACGATTGATAAGTAGTAAGAGTGCTGATAACATCATCTGCTTCAGCGCCATATATTTCAACAACCTTGTATGGAAAATAGGTTTTGATTTCATCGCGTATCTTATTCAGAACTTCGAAGATAGCATTCCAATCTAGGTCGGATGCTTCTCGGTCTTTCTTTCTATTCTGTTTGTAATAAGGAAATGCTTCCTTGCGCCAATAGTGCTTACTATCATAGGCTAGAACAACCTCACCATACTTAGGAGAGTATTGTTTTTCAAAATTACGAAGGGCAGTAAGCACCATATGTCGAACAAGGTTTTCATTTAATGCATCACCTTTCAGTTGCATCATCAGATTACTAATCATAATCTGATTCATATCAATTAGAATCATTTAGTCCTCGTCGTTGTACTCCTCAAAATCTTCAGAATTCTCAAAGCGAACTGCTACAATCTCATCAGGAATCAGTTGACCGTTCTCATCAAACATTTCAGGATGCATTGGTTGAATCCTGTTTTTGTCTAGAAATGCATAGATGATGTCGTTACCGAACCATCCAGCAATGAAACCGATAGCGAATGAACCGATGATGCCTATTCCACTAAAGAATAGAATGTATGGTGTTGCTGACTCCATTTTACTGCTCCCTTGTTGGTTTGTCAACCTCCCAAGTGAACTCCAAATTGAAATGGAATGTCTTGCGTAGGAGGTTGAATGTTTTACTCAGTTGTAATCCATGTCTAGGTTTGACTTTATCAACCCTCCTACGCAGCATGAATTCTATACCTTTATTTATTTGAGGTTGTGACCGTCTTCTTCTTGTTCTTGCTCCCAGGTTTTCTTCCTCTGCGTTTTGATTGCTCATACTTATTAGCATCCTCCATAATATTAGAAAGATAATCTTTTATTTTTCGAGCTCTAGGTTTACTTATCCACCCGTATGCTTCTCTAACAAAAGATGCAGAATCTCCACCCGTTAAATATAAATCAAGTTCTTCCACTTGATCTTTGATAGAAATAAACAACGTAGAGTTGATGAAAGATAGCACTTGTTCTCTTTTCAAATCTTGAGATTTCAAATACTCATAAAAATTTAACTGATACTTTTCTTCAAAGAAAGCACGTTCGATTTCTATATTTACTACGTCGTAAATATCTTCGAGAAAAATCATGTCACTTCTTCTTGTTACTAGATACCAATCCTTCCTTCACAAAAAGTCTAACAGTATCTACCAGTCCACCGACAGGAACATCATCAATAACCACAAACGGAAAACCTGGAACATTTGGAAAAGAAGATAAGAAATCCTTTTTACTCATAGTTACGTTAACAACAATCTCTTCGTATTCAACTTCAGCTCTCCTAAAAAGTTCTTTTAAATGACTACAGGAAGGACATCCTCTTAATGTATAAGCCTGGATTTTCATATTAAATACCTCTATGAATAACTGTAAATATTGGTTCTTTAGATTCTAGCACATCCGCCATGAATCTACAAGCAACATCTGGTGCCGTGTGATCGCCACAAGTGAAGATATCTACCGCAGCATACCTCTTTTCAGGCCAGGTATGAATGCTAATATGACTTTCTGATAACAGGCAAACAGCGGTGATTCCCTGTGGCGTAAACTCATACTTAACTTCTTCAATCAATGTTGCGTTAGCATGTTCTACTGCTTGCCTAAGGGAAGTGCTAATAAAATGCGAATCGTTTAAAAGGTCTGCATTACATTCACATAACTCTGCGATATGATGCACACCTAGCACTTCTTTGACCATCAATGTAACTCCAATGTCGTTCAATATTTATCCAATAAAAAAGGGGGATTGCTCCCCCCAGTTTATCAGTTGTAACTGAAGTGTCAACCGATTGCAGGTGCGGTGAGAGCAACAGGAGTTGCATCAGCAGCAGCAAGATCAAGAGGGAAGTTGTGAGCGTTGCGCTCGTGCATCACTTCCATACCAAGACCACCACGATTCAAGATGTCTGCCCAAGTTGGGATGACACGATTGGAACTATCAACGATTGATTGGTTGAAGTTGAATCCGTTGAGGTTGAATGCCATGGTGCTAACACCAAGAGCAGTAAACCAGATACCGACAACAGGCCAAGCAGCAAGGAAGAAGTGCAGTGAACGTGAGTTGTTGAACGATGCATACTGGAAGATCAGACGACCAAAGTAACCGTGAGCAGCTACAATGTTGTATGTTTCTTCTTCTTGTCCAAACTTGTATCCGTAGTTCTGGGATTCGTTCTCTGTGGTTTCACGAACGAGGGAACTTGTGACCAAAGATCCATGCATAGCAGAGAAAAGAGAACCGCCAAATACACCAGCCACCCCAAGCATATGGAAGGGGTGCATGAGGATGTTATGCTCCGCCTGAAAAACAAGCATGTAGTTAAATGTTCCACTAATGCCGAGCGGCATGGCATCAGAGAAGGAACCTTGTCCAAAGGGATACACGAGGAAAACTGCAGAAGCAGCAGCAACGGGTGCGCTGTAGGCAACACAAATCCAAGGACGCATACCCAGTCGGTAAGAGAGTTCCCATTCACGACCCATGTAGGCATAGATACCGATTAGAAAGTGGAAGACGACCAGTTGAAATGGTCCACCATTATATAGCCACTCATCGAGTGAAGCGGCTTCCCAGATGGGATAGAAGTGCAGTCCAATAGCATTGGACGATGGGACAACAGCACCAGAGATGATGTTGTTTCCATACATAAGAGAACCAGCGACGGGCTCACGGATGCCGTCAATATCCACGGGGGGTGCGGCGATGAAGGCGACGATGAAGCAGATGGTTGCTGCAAGCAGGGTGGGAATCATAAGAGTTCCAAACCAACCGACATACAAACGATTGTCGGTAGAGGTAACCCACTCGCAGAAGTTTTGCCAAATGTTTTCACCACCGCGACGTGTTGCGATAGTTGCAGTCATTGAAAATACTCCGAGTAGTTGAGAAAGTATTGTTAAGGAATGTTTCGTTTCCTTAACATTTATTTATAGTAGCACGGTTCCCCGTACCTGTCAAGCCCCCTGACAGCACCATTTATAAATAACATAAATAGAAAACTTTTCACGGCGTCGTGTAATGGCAAATCGCTTTCCGTTAATTGGTAACTCTGTCACTAAAAGATTAGAAGAACTGGCAACAGGGGACAACTTAAATCTGTCTCAAAGTGGCATTTATGATGGTGTTGGAGTAGGTAATGAGGGTCAGATACTTTATTCTACTGGTGATGGTGTTGAGTGGGCAAATGTCCCCGCAGAAATAGATACAACATATTCCATAGGTGCAGAAGATGGCACTGATGGGAAAAAAATTATTAGATTAACAGACGTAAACTTGGTTACGGATGATGTTACATTAGTTCCTGGAACAAATATTTCATTAAGTAGAAGCAACGATGAAATAACAATCAATGCTACTTACATCGATAACGATACTATCACCAGTATTAAAGGCGGTTCAGCAGGTAGCTTTGTCACTGGAGATGTAACTATTTCTCCATCTGGTTCGGTTTTCATTACTCAAGCAGGCAATACTATCACTATTGGTGCTTCAGATACCAACACCATTACTAGATTGAAGGGTGGTTCTTCTGGTTCATTTGTTACTGGGGATGTTACTATCACTGCATCTGGTGCTTCATCGGCTTCTCAAGCAGGAAATACGATTAACATCATAAGCACAGATACAATAACAAGAATCAAAGGAGGAGCATCTGGGTCTTTCACTACTGGAGATGTAACATTTACTGGAGGAGCAGCAACTACAGTATCGCAAAACGGTCAAACTGTTACAGTATCATCCCCCAATACAACTTATGGATTGAATGTAGGAAGCAGTTCAACAACAGTAAAAACTATTACATTAGCTGGTTCTGATAATACCAACGTAGTAGTATCTCTAACTGCTGGTCCTGGTGTTATATTAACAGTTGACAATAATGACATTGAGTTTTCGGTAGACGTAACAACTATTAATGTTTCGGACTTAGGGGACACCACAATCACAAACCCAACAAACGGGCAAGTACTAAAATATAGTAGTGATGGATGGATAAATCAAGCAGTAAACTATTCTGAAATATCAAATCTACCAGATTTAAAGACTGTAGCAACTACTGGTTCTTATAGCGACCTACTGAATCTACCAGATTTAAAGACTGTAGCAACTACTGGTTCTTATAGCGACCTACTGAATCTACCAGATTTAAAGACTGTAGCAACTACTGGTTCTTATAGCGACCTACTGAATCTACCAGACTTGGTAACAGATGCTTCGGACTTAACAGATACAACGGGAAGATTCTTCTCTGGAGATTATGAAGACTTAGACAATACTCCAGCATTATCACAGTTAGCAATCAGTGCTGACTATAACGACATTCAAGTTAATAAACCCACTATTCCTCCCGATAGAGAGTATGTAGTATCAGCAGAAACTGATGTCTCTGGAGCTGCAATAAGATTAAGAGAAATAAATGCACTGGTTGATGATAACCTATTAATCCAATCTGGTTCTGGAATAAACGTAAGTAGAATAGACGAAAATACTATCAATATTTCATCTACTATAAGTGGATTGCCTAGCGGTCTAACTGCAACTGCATCGTCTTTGGTTTTTGAAGGTGCTACGGTCAATACCTTCAAAACTACTTTATCTGTTGTCGATCCTACTGCTAATAGAACTCTAACTTTACCCAACGCAAATGGTACAATTATTATAGATTCCACGAACAAAACATATGCATCTGATGTAACAGAAACAGATAGTAAGTTTTACGAATCAAAGCTAGGTCTATTGGGTTCAAATACTGGCGCCACAACATATTCGATTATTGCTGGCACTAAGGGATTAGTTGTAAGTTCCGATGCTGCAGTTGGTGGTCAGCAATCTGCATCACTAGGAAGAGGCATGACTATAACTCCTCCTCCATCTGTACACATAGGAACCGCTGCTCCATCATGGGCTAAAGATGGAGACCTATGGTATAACAATCAGACGGGAACATTAAGAATATTTGATGAAAGTTTATATCCTACACCAGATGTTACTGTTGATTATTTCCAAGCAGTAGATCAGGGAGAAGGTAGATTCTTCTGTGATAGAGCTCCACTCATTTATATCCCATTGGAATCTCAATATGTAGTTGGTCCTGGCATTCCAACAGGAGCATTTGTAAGTAGTAGATTTGATCCACAAACAGGAAATAATGTTGGTTGGTTTAACTTAAATACAACAGTCACTAGTAACATACCACACAACGCAACTCTAAGAGTTTATAACTCAAATCCAAATGTAAACATAAACAATATTTGGAGAGTTTTATACGAACAATCAGACTCTTTACAATCCAGAACAGCAGCAGTGGTAACTACGTCCGCATTAGCGCCCAGTGTTGGGGAAAATGTAACTTTTAATGGATTCAAAACATATTCCCTCCTAAAAATTCAAACAAATAAAGAAGCTTGGGTTACTTTATACACCAGTGAATCTGCAAGAACTAATGATGCCTCAAGATCAGAAGGTACTTCTGCTCCAGATAACTCAGGAATCATTTGTGATTTTATTACAGGTGGTGCAGAAACAATAATAGTAACTCCAGTAAAAATAGGATTTACCGAAAATGGCACTACCAATATTCCCGCCAGAATCGTAAATAAAACTGGAATAGAACAAACCGTCACAGTAACCATAACTTTGGTAAAACTCGAAGCATAAAAAAGGGGGGTCTATAGACCCCCCTTTAAAGTATCACCACACACCAGGAATAATCTGACCAGTAGTGAGGTAAGTGCCAACAGCAATGACGAATCCAAGCATTGCCAGACGTGCGTTGAGGATCTCTGCCTCAGGGGTGAATCCGAATTTCATTTTGTTTCTCCTTGATAAGGGTGTTGTTGTTTGAGTTCAGGGTTTGATTCAGATGAAACCACTTGTTTAACAGGTTTGATGACAATGAACTTGTCATTCTTTAGGGTGCCTGCAATCTTGACCTCAAGATCAATCTCGCTATCCCACCCAATTTCTTGAAGGGCAACACTAAGTTGCCCCAACATTCCAGCACTCATTAGTATGTTTCAGCGAGTTGCTCTACAGCATAGCATAGAGTAACGAAAAAAGCAACCGAGGTAACGGTAAAAATAACTTCAGTCATCAGAAGATACCAAAGAAGAGTTTGCCAGTGAGTGAATAAGAAATAGCACCAGCAATAATACCGACCATAGCCCAGCGCCCATTGTATTTCTCCTTTACTTGGTTGGGTGTATCCATTCCATAGTTTTCGTAATACATGGTAGGCTCAGTTGCCCACATGTTTTGTTGTCCACGGTCGTTTGTTGTAACAGTCATGTGTTTTGTAACGAATCTTTACATAGTATATAGTATTGTAAAGAGTTTGTCAAGCCCCATCTGTCAGCAAATGACAATAAGCATTTCCACTCATCTAAATAGCTCGTTATACTACACCCATATGAGGTATATTCATATTTGTTTATTACTTTGGAATGGCAAAACAGAATGGAGAGTTATTCCCTGGGGAAAAAAACATTTAGATCTTCACAGAAAAGATGGTGACATAATAATGTATAAAGAGTAAACACATGTATAACTTATCAAGCAGAGACGTTAATCGTATCATCACAGCATGTAAGCATTACGCTTACCACGAAACTGGTAGCGAATGGATGCACGACGAGTATATTAAAATCATCGAAAAACTTTGCACGTATCTTGACCAAAACTTCGACAAGGATACACAGAAGCCACTTGAGTGTTACATTAATGTAAAGAAAGATGACTCATCTAGTAGTTGAAATCTTAAATAATCCCATCAGTTTAGGCATTCTCTGTTTTGCCTTGGTAATGTTTCCTATCATAGGTATCGCTAAAATCCATGAGTCACAGAATGAATCAAATACAACCAGAGCATTTAGTAACGAAAAAAGAATGTCAGGAGATGATTGATGCTGCTATACGAAGGCACAATAGGAATGCTTCCATTATTTCTATGTGCGTTGGTTGGCTGGTTCTTGCTTTATTTGCTGAAGGATTGCTGAGATTGATTGGCGTCATTCCCCCACTACTACCATGGCTCAACATTACCCTGAAATAATCGGTATTGCTTTTCTATTGGTCTTTGCTGCCACGATGTTCTATCAAGGCACAATGATTATGAAAGGATTGAGAGGTTACAGACACTGTGCAAGAGATCAACACGAATCAGAAAATATGCGACGAAGATTAGAAGAAATGATGAACAAAAAAATAAATGATCACTGAAGAAGACATAAAAGAATTACAAGAAAGAGTTTTAGATTTAAAAATGATAGAGCTCTTTGAAGAACCATCCACCTACGAAGACGAAGATTATGGAAATGACAGAATTT